GTTCGCCGAGGAGGACTTCGAACTTGCCAAGAAGACCCTGGTGGAGGCATGCCGGGCGACTCGCCGCGTTCGAGCCGGGAAGGATCCAAAGACTGGGTCCTACATGTACGATGATGTCCCGGATTACGCGATTCGCGTTGCCGCAGCGTGCAAAGTCGTCGAGTGGGTCGCCGGCAAACCGGTTTCGCGATCGATCACCACCACCGTACCGAGCGAGTCTGGCCAGGAATCGAGCGAGGGCTTCATGAACGCGCTCATGGCCGACCCGGAAGCGCGCGCGTCGTTGCGATCCACGTTCGATAAGTTGGTCGAAGCCGCCGAAAAGGCCAAACCGATGGAAATCGTGGTCAGTAAGCCACTTCCCGAATCTCCACCATCAACCTCGTGAGTCCTAATCGCGTGGTTCTCATAGGGGAGAACCGTCTTCTTTGTCTAAATCTTGTCTAAAATGAGCTTCGATCCCGAGAAAACTTTCATCCTGTCCGAGAACGACAAGGGCAACAACCCAGCTCGGCCCGACTACCGCGGGTCATTCACCCTCGACGGCAAGACCTACGAGTTGGCCGGCTGGACGAAGAGCAGGAAGTCGGACGGACGCCCATTTATCAGCGGATCGGTGAAGTTGCAGGCACCGAAAGCGGATCCGGGTGCGTATCGACCAGCGGAAGGGGCGACGCCGTCACCTCGGCCTGCACGTGCGACGCCATCACCCAAGGTCGATGACGATGATGACATCCCGTTCTGACTTCATCATTTTCCAGCCGTATCCACGCCCTGCATACCCCCCCCACGCCCCTTTTTTCGCGTTCCCGTAGCGGGCGGAGTGGCTGTCGAGAATACAAACATCCCTCCCCCCCGTTCATCCTGATTAAAATTCCAAAAATCTGCCAAAAAATCTGAGTAAAAAATCCCAACAAAAAACCTATGAAACGAACGACATTTTTAATGGTGGTGGTAGCGGCGTGTGTGGGGCCAATGGCTAAAGCGTTTAATTTTCGGAAGGGGAAGCTTCGAGGAGGGGACAAGGTGGATTTTATTGAAAGAGGTTTAACGATACGGGGAGGGAGGTCGTATGTATCGTTTGGGGTGCAGTTAATTAAAGGGAATTGGGATATTGAGCGATACGCCGTGGCGTTTGAAATACACAATGAGACGCGGGAAACGGCGGTGGCCAAGTATCGGCGATTGGCGGATGCGATTGAGACAGGAGAGGGGGCGGTGTTTGGCTTTAGCGTATTAAGTGGGAGCGAGATCAATGCTGGGGAGATTCCCGGGATAGACGCGAGGCAACCGGACGCGGAGGAAGAATATCTAGCGGGAGGGTTTGGATCGAAGCGGATGGTTAAGATTCGGTACGCGGACATGGGGAGGTCGGAGAGAGAGGATGGGGCGATTATGGAGACGGAGATACCGACAATCCGTGGTCATGCGAAGATCACATACAGGTCGGAGGCGGGTAGGTGGGAGTTCAAGTCGTACGAGCAGTGTGAGAAGTGTGAGTAAAGTGCTGAGGCGCGGGTGACTGCATTGTTGAACCGCGGGGTGTTTGATACCCGGGAGTGCGACCGGGTGCTTGCGGTCCTGGAGGAGAACGGGAGTTATGCGGCCCGCGGGTTTATGAAGCCGGAAGGGATTGTATGCTTTCACACGGCGGCGCAGGTGGGCTTCAAGAAGACGCTGAAGGACGACGGGGTTCCGAAGTCGCTTCAGGGCCCCAATGCAACCTCTTCCCAGTAGGATGCCTGTTGCCGTGGATGAGGGGCGATGGACCCCATATTACGAGCGGCGACGTTGGACTGTGAGTTCTGGCTGAGGAATTGTGCGCAGATTCGGAAGAAGGATGGGTCGATCGAAAAGAAGATGAGGCCGAACACGCTGCAGGTGCGGGTGCTGGAGTATTACCGGCAGTGCCAGTTGGAGAAGAAGCCGTGTTTGATAATGATCTTGAAGCCTCGGCAGAAGGGGGCGTCAACGATCGCGGAGGCGGTGATTTATCATCACATGCGGACGCATCCTGGGTTGTCGGGGTCGCTGATGGGGGATATTGCGGCGACGTCGGACAAGGTGTTTGAAATGTTCCGGAGGTATTACGAGAACGACCCGTATCCGTGGAATCAGGGGGCGATCGATGCGGATTTGAACCTGGCGGACGAGATCACGCTGCCGAACGGGTCGAAGTGGTACAAGGAGACGGCGGGGAGTACGAATGCTGGGCGGGGAGGAACGGTGCAGGTGGCGCACATGGACGAGGTGGGGTTTTTCCAGACGACGGTATCGAAGGATCCGACGACTTCGTATTTGGGGAGTTTCTACAAGGAGGGGCCAATGTCGCTGGGGTTTGCGACGTCGACGGCGAACGGGTGCTCGGGTTGGTTTTACGATACGTGGAACCAGACGGACAACGGGTGGTTTAAGATTTTCGCGGCGTGGTTCGAATTTGAGGACTCGCAGATGGCGTTTGTGAGTGGGGAGGAACGGAGGATATTCGAGAAGAGCTTGAAGCAGGACGAGCTGAAGGAGCGGGAGATTTACAATGTCACGCTGGAGCAGTTGAAGTGGAGGCGGCACATCATCAACACGGACTACCGGGGGGATGCGGCGAAGTTTGCCGTTGAGATGCCCAGTGACGCGCAGACATGTTTTATGCTTTCTAGCCGGCCACGGTTCGATACTGCTGCGATCAAGAACATGATTGCGGCGGCGGGGAGTAACGATGCGCGGCAGACGGGGAATTTGGTCATCCAGGGGGATAAATCGGCGATGTGGATACCGGATCCGGGTGGCGGGTCGGTGCATCGGATGGAGGAGCCGATCATCGGTTGCCGTTATTTGGTGTCGGTCGACACGTGCACGGGGAAGGACCAGCAGTTGGGCGGGCACACATCAAATCCAGACTGGCACGACGTGCAGGTGTGGCGGCAGGGCTATATCGATCCGGGCACGCAGACGCAGAGAAATCCGATGTTGGTGGCGTGGCACAGGAGCCAGGTGGACACGGATGTCTTGGCGGAAATTGTTGCGTCGTTGAGTTTCTATTACGGGAAGTGCCTGGCGGTGCCGGAGGTGAACGGGATGGGCGGGCTTCATGTCGTGAAGCTGCTCGTGCGGTACGGGGTGCCGGTGTTTAGGAGGAAGCCGCACACGCAGGCAAAGAAAAAGACGGAGGAGGAGGAGTTGGAGGCGTTTGGGTGGCAGACGGACATATTGACGCGGAAATGGATAATCGAGGCGTTGGTGCCGTTGGTGCGGACGGAGAGGTTGGATATCTATTTTACGGAGGTGCTGGAGCAGTTCCGGACGTTCGTCGTCACGGACAGCGGGAAGAGCGAGGCGATGCCTGGGAAGCACGACGACAGTGTGTTGGCGGCGGCGATCGCGTTGTTTAACATCGGGGCGGCGACGGAGTACCGGATTGCGAAGGTGCGCGGTGTGGACCTGATGCGGCTGGCGCGGGACCCGACCTACATGAGCCCTTCCGGGTTCCGGCGGAAGGTTGGAGTCGGCTGATAATGCAACCTCTCGCGGCGGAGTGGGGGAGCGGCGGACCTTGGATGCATGAGCTCTCCTGTCCTCGACGCGCCCGACCAGCAAATTCAGATGATTATGATGAAGATGTTTCTGGGGGAGAGGCTGACGACCCAGGAGCGAAGCAGGTGGGCGAATCGTCAGCATGTGGAGCGCCAGGTGTTAAAAGAAGGGGGATCGATGAAGGCAACGGCAACCCCGAACGAATCTCCAGAGGAGGCGGGGATGCGCGAGACCAACGAGGCCATGCAGTATTTAGTCGGGCGGGAGAAGGCGTTAGCTGGCGGCGGTCAGCGCGGCGGGCCCACGGCGCAGCAGCCGGCGAATCCGCGGATGCGCAAGGGATCGGGCGTCAAGGATGACGGCACGGCTTACGGCAAGAATTACGGGAGCGACTACGTCCCGGGCGGCAGCAACCAGTTTGCGGATTCGATGGCTGCTTTTCGAAAGAGCATGGACCGGGTGAACGCGGGCAACATGTCCGGGTTTCAGATTTCGCGGGGCGGTTCGGCAATGGATAATCCGGGTGGCGTTCGCGGGCGGATGCAGCCGACGGACGCAGAGAAGGCGGCGGGTATGTCCGTCGATTACGAGCCGGAGGCTGGCGTACCGGACGGAAGCGGCTATGCGCAGGGCCCTGACGGCGGGTTTATGTCGTTCGGTCCAGGCGGGGCACGCGGTCAGTACGGCTCTCGCAAGGAGATGATGCAGGCGTTTGCGGGCCAAAGCCAGGGGCAGGCCGCGCCGGCGCCACGCAGTATCGAGGACGAGGAGGCCTATATTCGGAATGCCGGTTACGGTGATTTTCTCGACCAGATGCAGCCGGCGCCGGTCGCGAGCATCCCAATTTCCACGAGTGGGCAAAATCGTGCCATGCTCGATGAGAGTCGAGCCCCATCAATGGAGAATCCAGCCATCCGGCCGGCTCCTCGATCGGCGGAGGACACAGGAATCACGGCGGCTCCGCGCCAAGCCCCCCGGAACACCGGCATGGACAGTTACGCCTACGATCCGAACTCGGGGAAGCCGGCGCCGGGGTGGGCACAAAACGCGATGCAGCCGAAACAGGCATCGACTCCAATGTTTCCCAAGGCGATTTGGAACAGCCCGAGCGCGAGCAGACCGAAGCAGTTCCAGGCAACCGCAGACCGCTTCAATCCATTTTACCAATCTGGCGAAAGTAAGCGCCGCTTGTCGGTACTTTCAGACTAATGGCCGCTCCATTTTACAACCCCTTCGGCACCGCAAATTACTCGCGAGGCCGCGGGTCTCCGATGGACGGCGATCCGCTTTCGCCGGGCGCTCGCCAGATCGTGAACCGCGTCAGGCAGGGCGAGGATGCTGCGATGCGGGCGGCGGCTAACTTCGACCCCATCGACGACGAGATCAAAACGACGAACGAGCGTCGGACGAATCTCCGTCTTCAGCGCGAGGGGATGAAAAACACCCTGAGCAATTTTCTCGATACGGACGGAGCGGACATGTTCGAGCGCGATGAGTTGACGAACAAGCCGCACAAGAATCCTGACGGGTCGATGATCCCGAGGCTTGGCTTGGAGGTGGAATCACTGCGCAAGCAATCACAGCAGAAGACCGGTCTAATCGCGGGGGCGCTGTCGCCTACGAAGCAACGCGGAGATGACACGGAAGAGGCGAAGGTGGCGCAGCGGCGTTTGGCGGAGATCGAGCCCACGTACAAGCTGAAGCAGGAGAAGTACGACCGCATTCAGAAGGAGATGAAACGGATCGACGATGCCGACATTTCGCACGAGAATCGACTGGCGGAGCTGGGTCGGATGCGCGAGGCGAGGTACACGGTTACGCCGGAGGATGTCCAGCAGGCCGTCACGCAGGTCAACACGTCGCGCGCGGCCACCGGGCAGGCGCCAGTGTCGGCCAAGGATCTTTCGCAGGGCAAGGCCAAGACGGCGGCGCCGGGGGCGTATCCGGAAGGCGCATTCGCGACATTGTCGGACCGCATGACCGGGCAACCCACCGGGCGCACGATCGCTCCAGAGGCGGTGCAAAAGAAGGTGCAGACCGAAGCGAAGGCGAGGAATCTAACTCCCGAGGCGGTTGAACTCGTGGAACTGACCAAGCTTCGCGACGAGGGTATTACGCATGTCGGGGGCCGCGCGATCGCAGACATGATCGCCGCAGGAGGAGGCGACGAGGCGGTGAACGCAATCCGCGGACTGGCGACCGTCGAGAATATCTCGAAGCGGATTTTGGACATCGACAACGCGCTCGCCAATGCGGGAGAGCGAGCGAGGCCTAGGCTTGAGAAAGAGCGCGCCGTGATGGAAAAGCTACGTGCGAGCAAGGCGGGCATCATCGAGTCGCTTCCCGATGCCGGGCGGGTGATTGCGGATTTCTTTGTTTCGTTCGGCAAGGGAGCCGGGTCTTTAATCAAGATGGCCGGCGATTTTTACGGGCTGGCGTCCGGCGACATGGACAATGCCGTGTCGCGCTACGGGAAAGACGTGGGGGATTTTTATCAGCCCTTCATGTCGGATCGCGGGCGGGCACTCGAAGCACAGCGGAGTCAGGCGGTCGACGCCGAGGACTCCGAACTCGGGAAGGCTTGGGCCTACGTGCGCGAGAGCGTGGCGAATCCCGAACTCCTGCCGGGACTGCTCGGCCAGAATATCGCCAACATGATTCCAGCGGGCGCGACGGGTAATGTCGCTCGCAATGTGGCGGCTCGGGTGTTGCTGCGCAGAGCATCGACAGATGCGGCCAAAGCAGCGGCAGTAAAAACCGCAAGCCGCATTGGCGTTGGGGTCGCGGTCGGTGCGGGAGCGGTGATGCAAGGCACCGACGTCGCAGGCGATCAATACGCGGACCTCTTAGGCAGGCTGGATGCAATGCCGGATGAACAGGCGGCCGGCATCCCCGAAATAGCCGAACTCCTGCAGCGCGGCGCCCCCATGCAGGAGGCGAAGCTCGCTCTTGCGCTAACGCAGGCTCGAACGACCGGATTGATTTCATCCGCAATTTCTGTCGTCGCTCAAAGACTACCGGGCGGTAAAACGATCGAGCGTGCACTATCCGGCGCCGAGAATAAGGTTGGCGGTATCGTAGCAGGCGCGGCGAAAGGGTTTATTGGCGAGGCGGCATCGGAGGTGGTGGAGGAGGTTGGCGGGCAAGGTGCGAAAAACATCGGCGCGTTACCCGTCGATCCAGATCGAAAGTTTACCGAAGGATTCGGCGAAACGGGCGCGCAAGCTGCCTTGGTCGGCGGTGTGTTCGGCGGTCTCGCCGGAGCTGCGGATCGAACGAGCACGGTGCCAGTCCCGCCCGCTCAGCCCCCAGCGCCCGGGGCACCCGGCGTTCCAGCCGCACCGGTTTCGCCTGCGACTCCTCCCGCGGCCGGGGCAACCCCGCCAGCAGGAACCACGCCCGCGGCCGAAGCCGAAGAGGCGGACGTCACGCTCGACAATCAGGCGCCGAAGTCTTTCGAGTTCACGAACGCGAAGGGCGAGACGACGATCGTCGAGGCCGTGCGCGAGAGTCAGGCGATCGCGAAGCTGCCGGCGGACTTCGGCCCGATCAAGGGCGTGAAGCGGGTTGAGCGTCCCGCCGAGAAGATGGAAGGCGAGAAGATCAATCGCGAGTGGAGTTCATTCGCGCCGGAGTCGAAGTCTCTCGGAATTCCACGCGCGGAGATGCCGCAAGTGAAGGCGGAACACCGCGGGGCCCTCACGCAATTTCTCAAGGGGCGGGACATCATTTCCGAAGATACGGAGGTCTTGCCGTCTGAGCTGAAGCCCACGCAGGCTGAGTATTCGCCGGGCAAGGTTCAAAAGGCTCGCGAGTTCAAGGGGGGCGACCGCGCTATCTTGGTATCGTCGGACAATCATGTCGTCGACGGACATCATCAATGGATGGCCAAGCTAACCGACGCGCCGAATGAGTACATGCGCGTCATCAAGTTCGACGCGCCGATTCGCGATGTTCTCGCGCAGATGACAGAATTCCCGAGCGTCGAAAACGCAGGGGGCGCCGCACCAAAACCAATTTCGGAGCAACCAGCCGCAGGCGGCGTCAGTGTTGCAGCCGATTCCGGGACCGTCGCAGGCAAACCGACGGTTCCAGCCATCACCACGCCGGGGGGCGCCCAAAGTCCGGAGGCCGTTGTTAGGGGTAGCGACGGGATTTCGGAGGGCGTTCCCCTGGCACCAATTTCGCCGGAGCCAAAGACCGATGTTGCTGACACGAATACGCCTTCCGCAGGAATAACGCCGACGGCTCCGGCGAATCCACTTTTGCCTCCGCCGGTCGCGGCGAGTGACAAGCTACGGGCACCAACTGCACCAACTCCCGCACCCGGGCCGGCGGCGGCGAAACCTCCTGCAATCGCGCGCGGCACGAACAAGCCGCAGACGTTCGTCTCGACTGTCGCCAAGGCGGCAAACCTCAAGGCCAAGGACAAGGCCACGCGGTTCCTGACGGACTTCGCGCCGCGGTTGCACAAGGCGAATCCTCAGGTGTTCGAGGCCATGGAGGTTCACATCCTCAACCAAGCGGAGTGGGACTCGAATCCACGCACCGGCGCCAACACGCCGAACTCTGCCGCCGCCTACGATCCCGAGACGAACACGATGTTCTTCAACTCGGACAAGTCGAAGGGCGACGACGTAGTCGATAACGTCGTACACGAAATGGGGCACTTCGCGGAGAAGTTCGCGCTTGGAGAAGAGTTCACGCAACGCGAGTGGGCGAAACTTCAGATCACGCAGCGCATCCAGGCGGACGAACAGTATAAAGGTCGGAAGCTGACGCCTGAAGAGGTCCGTGCATTCGGAGCGGGTATCGATAACAAGCGCGCCCGCTCTGAGTGGGCCACGATGCAGTTCGCCCGCGTCGTCAAAGGCGATACCGACGGAATGAGCACAGGGATGCGCGCCCGGCTTGAAAAGTTCCTGGAGCTTGCGCGCGAACTCGTGCGGAAGTGGATCGGCTCGAAATCACTCACGACCAAGGAACTCGACGCGAAGATTTTGAACGTGCTCGGGTATGCGGAGAAAGCCGACATCCACACGCTTGTCGGCAAGAACTCCGAGGGCCACGAAGTTTATCAGGACGAGCGCGGAGTGCGGCATGTCGCGCGCATTGCGGCGAATCCCGATTTGCTGATTTCAGAGCCGGTCGGGATGAGGCCTACGCGCGGCCCCAATGGCGGCATCGTGTACCAGGCCGATCCCCGCACGTCGCGGGAGCGCGAGAACACGGAGTTCGAGACGACGACCGAGAAAGGGGCGCGGACGCCGGCTCCGGTTACGACGCCTCGCGTTGCAGATACGACGCCTCGCGTTGCAGATACGACGCCAGCCGTCGCACCGAAGCCGGCCAAGGCCGTAGTCACGGCCGAGATCAAGCCAGTGGTTACGCCAACGCCAGAGGAAGCGCCGGCAGTCGAGCCAAAGTCGCCCGAGAAGCCGGAGATTACGCCCGCGCCCGCGCCTGTGGCGGAAGCGCCGACGCCCATTGTGACGCCGACGACAGAGGGCGCGACGATCAGCGCCACACTGGCCGCAGACAAGGCCGTGGCCAAAATGGCGGATCGCAAGCAGCTAAAAGTGCAGAAGGATTTCCTCGTCAGTGCGCTGGCTGCCGCGGAGAAGGCCGCGCGCGATGAGGTGCCAATGACGCCGGAGGGACTGGTGAGACTGGAGGCCATCAACGCCGCGGAGAAGATCGTCAACGCCGGCCCAGTGACGACCGCTTCGACCGCCGAGCTCATGGGACTGGCGAAGGCCGCTGGCCTCAAAAAGTCCGAGCGAGCCAAGCCGCCCGGGGAGATCGCCGACACCCTGCGCTACCACGTCACTCGCGATCATGGCGAACACGTTACAATCGAGGTGCCGGGCGATGGCACGTTCCGCATTCCCAATTCCAAAGGCGCGCTGGCCGCATTCCGCGCCCGCGTAGTCTCCCGGATGAACAAGGAGACAGCGGACCTTCCCTCGCCGTTCTCCGACGAGGTGAAGCCTTACGCTGCGGCGAATCCATCGTCCATCCCAGCAGTCAAGAAAAGCCCAACCAAGGACGATCTGACCGCCGCGGCCGCGATTGCGCAGAGCCAAGACGAAACCCGTTTTATTCTTAACCGGGTTTACTCGGAAGACAGACTCTCGATCGGCACTGATGGCCAGCGTATGTTCATTGTCGCAGGCGGCGGCGGAGAAACTGCGGCGGACATAGCCAAGCTGAAGGTCAAAGATAAAAGAGCCAAAGACATAGGCAAGTTTCCAAATTGGCGCCAAGTTATTCCGAAGTGGGTCAGTGCATCGAGCGGTAAGGTTCGCGCCGATGGCAGCGCTGCGCCCAGCAAGCGCGCGATCGTGGACACCGGCGAGGCGGTAAAGGCGCTAAATCAGGTGCTGGCCATCATCGAAAAAGATGAGGCCGCAAGAAATGCCACGCGGCTATATCTGCTCGACGGCGGCAAGCTCGGTTTTTCGGCCGCGAGTCCAAAGATCGGTGACTACGCGAGTGAGGGCGTCACCGACGCCATGCTTGAAAGCATCGACGGCGGCGCCATCACGGGAGCGAATCCGATCTTTCTCCGCGATGCTTTTGTCGCTGCGCGCCTGGCCGGCCACGAACAGGTAACAGTGTACTTCGAGGATCCGTCGGTGAGTCGGAATGATCCATTCGTGATGATCGGGGGCAGTAATTTCGCGGCAGTCACCATGCCGACCAGCATGAAAGGCCCAGCTCGCACTGCGTTAACCCCGCCACCGGCGCCGGCAAAGTCTGGAACAGAGAAACCAGTCGATGGCATGCTCGGCACGCCCGGCGTGAGCCAGACCGACACCCCTGCGTTTAAGGCGTGGTTCGGGGATAGCAAGGTGGTGGATGCGCAGGGGAAGCCGATGATGGTTTACCACGGGACCAACAATAGATTCAACGTGTTCATTGGGCGTCACCGCAATAGCGCGAATTTCGAAGAGGAAGTCGGCGCGACTTGGTTTACGCCAGATAAGGAAATGGCACGGGGTTACGCAGGCGGGCAGAAAGATCCGGTGGCGGTTTATGTAAGCATGACTAACCCTTATGTGCATGACGCGGAGGGAGGGTTCTGGATCTCTGCAAACTTCACCGCAATCAAACGCGCAAGGAAGGAAGGGCGCGATGGGGTTATCATCAAGAACGTAAGCGACATATCTGCCGGTCAGTCATCGCGTTTGATTGACACCTACATCACTTTCTCACCAACCCAAATCAAATCCGCCACCGGCAACAGAGGCACGTTCGACGGCACAAATCCTGACATTCTCGGCACGCCACCCGTTAAAGCCAGCCCGGCCCAAGAGGCCATTCTCGCGAAGGTGAACGGCACACTGGAAGACAAACGTTCCATCGGTCAGCGCATGAGCGACTACCTGGCGGACCTGAAGGATTACGTTTCGACCGAGCTGAAACAGAAGCTCCTCGACTCGTTCGCGTCTATCAAGCGGCTCGAGCGTGCGACCTTCGGGCAAGGCGCGAATCTGGACGCCAGTGTGAGCGCGTACAAAGCCGCTCGTCTGACAAAGAACCTCCCGAGCGTGATGGACTACCTGATGAACCACGGTTCTCTCGAATATCGGAACGGTTCGATGTCGATGAAACCGGGCGCGAAGGGGCTCCTGCAAATCTTCAAGCCCCTGATGGATGCCGGCACGCTTCGACTTTGGGAAGGATACGCGACGGCGTTTCGCTCCGACCGGCTTTTGCAGGAAGGCAAGGAAACCAACTTCGGGCGGACACAGGATCCCGTCACCGGTCAATGGACATGGGACGCGGCAACCGCCCGCCGCGAGATCGACGCACTCCTCGCGCTCGGGAAGCAGTACCCTGAATTCGAGGTCGCGCGGCAGGGCTACGTCGAATTCCAGACATCGATCCTCGACGTGGCTGAGGGCGCCGGGCTCATCGGTGCGGACCAACGCGCAACGTGGGAGAAGTCTGACTACGTGCCGTTCTACCGCATAGCTGAAAACTTGGAGGGCAAGGGCCCGGGCAAGCGCCGCGGCATCGCCGACCAGCGCAGCGGAATCAAGAAGCTCAAGGGCGGCGCCGCTCCGGTCGCCATCATGGAGAACATCGTCCGCAATATCGAGTCCCTCGTGGACGCCTCATTCAAGAACATCGCCATGCAGCGCGTGGCAGACCTCGCGGACGGCAATAACGACATGCTCGTGAAGATCCCGTACAAGGCGGTTCCATTCAAGGCGTCGGTCACAGAAGTCTTGGACGAACTTGAGAAGGCTGGGATTGATACGAGCGGACTCTCGACAGATGAAGCCGCGGAATTCGTGCGGTTCTGGCGCATGAAGGCGCCGAAAGGGAAGGACGTGGTCTCCGTCATGGTTGACGGCAAGGCAATCTACTACCGCGTGAAGGATGCGGCGCTCCTACGCTCGGTGCAGAGCATGGGTCCGCGCGTCCACTCTTGGTGGATGAGCGCATTGATGGCGCCGAAGAACGCGCTGACGGCACTCGTGACGCTCGACCCCGAATTCATGGTGGCGAACACTATTCGCGACTCGTTCAGCGCGTGGGTCATCTCGGACACGCCGATCAAGCCCGGCTATGACACCGGGATCGGGTTCCTGAAGAGCCTGCGCAACGATCCATCTAAGTTGTCGGTGATGGCAGCAGGCGGGGGCGCCGGGCACTACAATAATCTCCGCGAGGGTCGAGTGCGCGATTACATCCGGAGACTCACGCCGGCAGCGCGAAAGACGTTCCTCGAGTCCATCATCGACACGCCCAAGAAGCTGGGGCGGATCTACGCCGACATTGGACGGGCGACGGAAAACGCCAATCGCCTCGCCATTGCCGACAGCGTCAAGAAGCGTGGCGGCACCGATGCAGAGGCCGCATTTCAGGCGCTCGACATCATGGATTTCGGTCTGCGCGGAGACAGCGCTCTCTTGGGCTTCTTTCTCGACACGGTGCCATTCCTGAACGCCCGGATGCAGGGGCTCTACAAGCTCGGCCGGGCTTCCGGCATAGGGCAAGGCGACGGAGCAACCAAGTATCTGCCGCACGCGCGGATCGCCACTTACGGCGCCATCATCACTGGGGCAACCTTGGCCCTCCTCGGCTCCAACTGGGACGACGAGCGTTATTGGGAGCTGCCGGAGTGGGAGCGCGATATCTACTATCACTTCTGGCTGGGTGGACAACACATCCGGATCCCGAAGCCGTTCGAGGTCGGGCAAATCCTCTCCACGGTCCCGGAGCGCATGTTTGAATTCATGGGCAAGACCGGAGATGGGAAGCTCCTCGCCAAGCGCATGCTCACCATGCTCTCTGAGACGTTCGCGATGAACCCGCTCCCCCAGGTGATGAAGCCGGCAGCGGAGCGCGCGATGAACTTCAACACGTTCACCGGACTACCAATCATCAGCCGCGGCGACGAATTCAAACAGCCCGAACAGCAGTTCAACGTCTTCACGAGCGAGTCTCTCCGCGAGATGGCGGAGGCGATGCCGGACTTTGCGCCGGAGTGGATGCGCTCGCCCAAGACCCTCGAGCACTTCGTCCGCGGCTACTTCGGTTCCCTCGGCATGTACGCCCTTACTGCCTCCGATGCCATCACCCGGGCGGCAACTGGCGCCCCGGACGATCCCGAGGTGAAGGCCGGCGACTGGTGGGTAATGAAGCGGTTTGCGCCGTCCAGCGACATGCGCGAAACGAAGTATGTCGCCCAGTTCTACGACATGCACCGCGAGATCACCGGCCTGACGCGCCAGATCAAAGAGCTTCAGAAGACGGCGCCCGAAGAGGCTCGCGCCCTGCAGGAGGCCAACGCGCAGTCCCTTCAGTTCGCGTCGCGCTCGGATTCGACCTACTCCGTCCTTCAGTCCCTCCGAAAACAGCAGGAGCAGATTTACGCGAGCGACGACACCCCGGAGGGAAAACGGCGGCGTCTGGCAGCATTAGCGACCCGGCGGAACCAAGTTGCAAAGGGCGCTGTATCGGCTGCACCGCGTACTTCATCCATGCCGTTCAATCCGTTCGCCCGATAATCGGCAAATGCAACCTATCGCGCATCCCGATTCGCTTGGGTGTTTCTCGGCGCACAGATGCGCCCGAGCACCCTCAGACTGACCAAGCAGCAAGATGCCGCCTTGGTGGACTACATCAAGCGGCGACTGCCGGAGCTTGAGGCGGATAACCGTTGTCGCATCGAAGCAGATAAGAAATCGGACTTGGATTACCGTTTGCAAAAGCAGTCCCGGGCCATCCCTGGATCGCTCTTTGCGCAGAGCAATTTCCCGATCCCGCTCACGAGCTGGGTCGTCGACCACTTTTCCGCCCGGACCGAGGACGAGCTCCTCGGACGCGATCCCCCTATTCGCTTTCAGCCGCAGGGCCCGGCAGATCAGGAAGTCGCGCGTGGCATCGATCGCCTAGCCGCCTACAAGTTCTTCGATCAAGGCACCGTTCAAGACGATCTTCAAAAATCAATCCAATCGTGCTTCAAGCACCGGGCATTGATCCTGAAGGCCACCTACAAGGAGGAGTTTAACGAGTGGGAGGAGTACGACCTCGACGTCCTCCACGATCGCGCGACCAGTCAGCCGATTCAGATCCTCGGGCACGGCTACATCGTCAAGGACACGGACACGTTCTCCCCGGTGCTCGACATGGTCACGGGCGAAGAGGTGATGCAACTGGACGCTGATCCGACGTTCCGCTTCGACCCGGCTCAACACTATTTCGGTAAAAGCAATGGCGCGGTCCGCTTCAAAGAGCGGTTGTTCGCGGCGCCGAAGTCCGTCGAGGTGGATAGCGATCGCTTTCTCGCGCCGGCGGATGCGCGCAGCCTCAACGAAGCTGACATCATCGGGGAGAAGTTCGATAAAAGCCTCTCGAAGGTAATGGAGCGTTTCACCGAGCGTGAGTGGCTCACAGGCGAGGCCTACCTTGCCAAACTCAAGAGCGAGACCGCGGAGAAGAAGACCAAGGGTAAGCGGGCAGACTTATCCAAGGAGAATCTCCGTTTCGACCTTCAGAACAAGCGCATCGAGATCGTGGAGCTCTGGATTGAGCGCGACGTCCTCGGCTGGGGGAGCCCGCAGCGCATCCTAACGTGGTACGACGTAAAGCGGCAAATCCTCATCACCTACGACTTCGCGGTAAAGATGATGCCCCGCGGTCGCCAGCCGTACGCCGCCATCCCGATTTGGCAGCAGGATAATGTCTGGTGGGGCTACTCCATCCCGGAGATGCTCGAACCCATCCAGGAGTTTGTTGACTTGCAGTTTAACCGCCACGCGCACCGGAACGCGATCAACGCGAATCCGATCATCGGGGAGCATTCGGACGCAGTCGAAGGCAACAAGTCATTTGCCGACATGAAGCCGTTCGAGGTGGTCCAGTTGGTCGAAGGCAAATCGATTCGCGATTGGATCGAGACCGTCGTATTCCCGAACGCGGATACGGACACGCAGGCGCTCCTCGATAAGGCGATTTATTGGGTCAACTTCTGGTTGGGAATCTCGAATATCGCGCGCGGCGATTACTCGGATGTTCCTCAGAACACGACCCTGGGCGGACAGGAAGCTACGCTGAAGGAAGCAAGCAAGCTGTCTCGCCGGTGGACCCGTCGCGTTATCGTCGGACTCGAGGATCACGTCACGCTACTCGTCCGGCTCCTCATCGAGACGATGGATGAATTTGAGGCCTACACCTTTTTGGAAGGCGACGTTCGGCAAATGGCCGTGCTGGAGGCAGCGCAGACGCGTGACCTTCTGATTGACGCGAAGCTCGTGTGGAATTCAGAGCAGAATAGCCGCACGATCGAAGTGAACCGACTCACGCTCGAGATCGTGAGAGAGTACGCGCAGTACATCGCAACGGCGCCATGGATGATCCCGATGGTTCGGCCGCTAATGAAGAGCACGCTTTTCCAGTTGGGACACGACAACGTCGACGAGTTACTTCCGCTGCCACCATTCATCCCGCCAATGCCTGTTATCGCGCCCCAACCGTTAGGCGGGGTGACGACCGAACCGGGCACGGATTCAGCCGCGGCGAGCCCCGAAGGCACGCTCCCGTTCGAACCCGCAGCACCGCAGGAGGCGGCTTCCAATGCCTGAATTGGACATCCATGACATCCCGGCAGAGCAAAAGACGCTCATGCTGGAAAACATGCTCCGCGGTCCGGCGTTCGCGCTGTTTCTGGATCGCTGGAACGAGTCCGTTATCGGCTCCATCGAGAAGGCAATTTTTGACCCTGCCACGAGCGACGAAAAGACGCGCGAGCTCAAGAGCATGCGCCTGGCTCTCGGTGGCGTGCATCACCCGCGGAAGATCGTGGAAACCATGCTTCGCAGTATCTCAGCTCAAACCAAAACCAATAAATAAGGAGTATTCGCCATGCCGACCTCAGCTCTATCCAAGACGTCCACCGCACAAGCCGTTCGCTTGGACGTCGTTCAATCCCGCGGGAAGTTTGAAGCCCGCCGTTATATCGCATCGCTCGCCAATGCCTTCCTTCGCTTCAATTCGAGCGGAGACCTTGAGGCAACCAACATTTTAGCGCGTCTCACTGCCTATACGGCGGACGGTGCAATTGCTCTCACCGAGGGCGTGCACGCCATCGAAAAGACTTCCGCAGCCGCCATGACCGTTGCGGCGCCGGCCAGCCAAGACGGGCTGCGCCTGACAATCATTTCGAATACCGACTTCGCTCACGTCGTTACCTTTACCGGGGCCACACTGCTCGACGGAACTACGGGCGCGAACCTGACCGTCACGATGACGGCCTTCAAAGGCTCTGCTATCCGCGTTGTCGCACGCGGCACCACGTGGCTGCTCGAAGGAGCGAGTAACGTCACGAGCATCACTGTCTAAGCGGCCCTGAAAATCCGAAACCCGCCCTGCCATGTCCAGACTCGTCAACGCACCGCCCCGTATCATGGTTGGCGCTACGGCCAGCGAGGCTGGCGTGGCAGGGTACGTTCCCACGCCGACAGCGGGGAATCACACGACGCAATTCCTCCGCAAAGACGGTACGTTTGCGGTGCCCGCTGTGACTGCAAGCGGCCTCGCGTACTCGGAAACGCCAGCCGGCTTGGTCAACGGAGCAAACGCAACCTACACGCTGGCGAACACACCGCCCTCGTCAGCCGGGGTAATGGTGGTCCTGAACGGCGTTGTTCAATACAACGGCGTTGGCCTCGACTATACGGTGTCCGGGACGACGATCACCTTTGCCGTCGCACCCGCCAGTGGCAGCACGATTTTTGCGTACTACGGTTCGGGAAGCGGGATCGCATTTGGCACGGGCGTAGCCGCTGCGCTGGCCCTCGCCATCGGCACCACGGGCGCGGTCGTGCTGGTTGGCGGCACCATCGCGCTGAACGTCAACGGCACGGTCGGCGCGACGACCCCGGCAGCAGGCGCGTTCACGACGCTGAGTGCGAGTGGGCTTTTCGACGGCCAGCAAAACGCATTTCTTGGTGGTATCAGCGCGGACACAACGGAGTTGACGCAAAATCTGTATATTACAGGCGGGAACTGGACATATAACTCAACCCGCGCCGGAGTATTGCTTCAACAGGACAGCTCAACACCAAGCTTCAAGTTTTTTACAGCGCCCTATGGTACAGTAGGCACGACGGCGGTACTTACGCAGCGTGCGGAGATCACTTCCACCGGCCTAAACGCCACCGCCATTGGCGCGACGACCCCGGCAGCGGGCGCGTTCACGACGCTGAGTGCGACGAGTAATCTGGTGCTTACCGGCGGATTAGCCTACGCGGCGGGTGCAATAGGCACGGGTGGCAAGCAGCTTATAGCGGGAATTGATACGACGGCCAACATAGCGTATTTACGCGGTGCCAGCCCCGGCGTAGGGTTCTGGCCGCTATACCTCGAAGGCGCGGAAGTTAGAGTCAACGTGGGCGTTGGGACGCAAACAGTGATAGGAGCATTCTCCACCACCGGCCTTGCCGTCACAGGCACCGGCAGCTTCACGGGCGCATTCGGCGCGAACGGCAACGCAGCCCAAGGCAAATACACGGTGAACGCGGCCTCGACGGACCTAGCCACCGTCGTCGCGCTTTGCAACCAGCTGCGGGCTGCTCTCGTCGCCAACGGCATCGCAGTATAATTTCCAACATGAACCCCGAACAAGCCCTGCAGAATCTCATCGTCATTGCCAACGCCGCGCTGCTCAACGCAGCCGACCGCAACGCCATCAACCAGTCGATTCAGGCTATCGCTGAATTGATCAAGAAGGCCTCAGCCGCGCCCGTGGCGTCCGCCAGCGATTAAATCCCGCTCCCATGCCACAAGCAAAAATCAAGCTACCTGATATAGCCGCAATCGGATCAGCACTACAGGTTCTGCGGACGAACGCGGCGGGCAACGCATTGGAGTTCGCTGCGCCCGCTGGTGGCGCGGCACCAGGGTACCTCGCTTCGTCCAACGCCAGCGGGAATACGACGATCTCCGTTGCTGCCTCTGGCCAAACTCACCTTGAAGTAACGACCGTCTCCGGCGCGGGGGCAACGACCCGAATCATGATCCTCGGCACCGCGGCGATCCCCGCAAACGCAGCGATCATAGTTCACCGCGTGGAGCTCCCAACCACGGCAGACATTACGATCGAGTGGAGGAATGCAACGGCTGGTGGCACGCGCGAGACCTACCTTACCACCGATACCAGCGGAAACGACGCAGTCGCAGAATTCTATTTCAACGGGACCGCGTGGAAATTCCTCAAGTTCACCTATCCAGCCAACGCATGAACACAATTCGCCTATCACTCGTTCTCTTGATCGCGCTTCTGGCGATGCGGGACGGCAACGCGCAACAGCCCTCCAACGTGCAGAAGGCGCCCACAGGCGCACTCACTGCCGGCTTCAATTCGGCACGAACGCATGTGTTCCTGAGTGGAGCCGACGTCACGTTTAGCGCAGGGACCACGCTGACGGTCAACGGGACTTTCGGCGGTACGCCAACGGGTGGCACACTCAACCTAACCAATGTGACGGTGAGCGGGCTTGCGGGCGACATCACCGCGGCAACGGTGAACGGCGTTGCATTATCCGGCACCAGCACGCCGACGCTCGCGGTCACCGGAACCAGCTCAATCAGCGGGGCACATACAGGCACCAGCTCCGGGACGAACACCGGCGATCAGACGAGCGTCTCAGGCAATGCAGGCACGGCAACAGCACTCCAGACCGCGCGGAATATCAACGGCGAGGCCTTTGACGGCACGGCCAACATTACGGTCCCAGCAGCCGCGGGCACACTCACGGGCGCTACGCTCGCTTCCGGGGTGACGGCGTCCTCGCTCACAAGCGCAGCAGGCGGCGCATTCGGCACCGCGGCATTCACCGCGGCAACCGCGCACCAGCCGGTTGATGCGGACCTGACATCCATCGCCGCGCTCGCCACGACATCGTTCGGCCGAGGGCTGCTCGCCGAGACCAGCGCGAGCACCACGCGCAGCACGCTCGGGCTCGTAATCGGCACCAACGTACAGGCATTTGACGCCGATCTCACAACCTACGCCGGCATCACTCCAAGCGCCAACATCCAATCGCTGCTGGGCGCCGCCAACTACGCTGCTGCCCGCGCGCTACTCGACCTCGAAGCAGGCACAGACTTTTTGGCGTATCCGACCGGCACGCCGAACGGCAGTAAATTCCTGCGCGATGATAACTCATGGCAAACAATCACAGGCGGCGGCGACGCGCTTGTCGCAAATCCGCTCTCACAATTCGCATCGACCACTTCCGCGCAACTTGCCGGGGTCGTAAGCAACGAAACAGGTAGCGGGCTCCTCGTGTTTGGGACCTCGCCTACGCTTGAGACACCCGCACTCGGCACGCCTACCGCGCTTGTACTGACAAACGCCACCGGCCTGCCTATAGCAACCGGAGTCAGCGGACTAGGGACAGGCATTGCAACCGCTCTAGCCACCCCGACAAGCGCCAACCTTGCGGCGGCTTTGACCAACGAAACCGGAACGAGCCTCGCTGTATTCTCCGAAGCCCCGACCATTAACGCGGCGAATCTCACCGGCACGACAACGGCAACGACAGTCGCCGTGACCATGCTTGTCCCCAGCGCTGTAACATGGGGCAGCACCGTAATGCCCAGCGCCAACGGCGGCGCCGGCACGATCAACGGAATCCTGATGGCGAACGGCAGCGGAACCACCAGCCTAGCAGTGAGCGGCACCAACTACGAGCCAGCGCGGACGGCAATTTCGCAAGCAGATGCAGAGGCAGGAGTCGCTACTACCGTGCAGGGCTTTACGGCGCAGCGCGTGGCGCAGGCCATCGCGGCACTCGGCGCTGGCGGCGACAGCATCCCAGCGGGTGCAGCGATTAGTTGGCCGACAACCGGTATCGGATCTCCGCCGACGGGATATTTCGCCGCCGGCGAATACGGCACGCCGGCGCAAGTTGAAACTGGGTTGTGGTCCAAAGTCGTGCGCTCTGCCGGCACCATCGGCGCATTTACGTTCAGCCCCGCGGCGGGCGAGGTCGCAGACGGCGCAACGATCTCGTTCGTCACAGGCGGCGGGGTTGCGGGCACGACGTTCAGGCACACGTTCGGTGACGGCACACAAGCCGCGCCGACATTCACGACCGGCACGGCAGGGGCCAGCGCGGTGATTTCCGGCGCGGGCACGTACAAGGTTACCGAGATCAAAGCTGGGTACATCTCGGCTACGGGAAGCGCGGCATACACGATGGTCGCGGCACCAACCGTCAGCACGCGCACGATTCCCGCCCTAGGCACCACGCTCGTCGTTGTCCACAATGAAACCGTCACCCACGGCGCAGGCGGTAGCGGCGGGCACACACTCTCAGCGTCAGGCGGCGCAACGACTCCGACGTATAGCAGCGGCGCGGGCACGGCAACACTGACCTATACGCTCTCCCGCACGGTGCTCGTCGGAGAAACCGTAACGCACTCCTACACGCAGCCGGGCAACGGAGTGGAGGACGCGGCGGGTAACGACCTAGCTACGTTCGCAACCCAAAGCGTGACCAATAGCAGCACGGCGGACGGAATCACCTACATCATCAAAGAGTCGTTTGAGGGCGCAAACGCGTCGTCGAACCAGCCCGCAGTAGTCGGGCTTGATATGACCGGATGGACTGCCACCAGTGCTAACGTGCTCTCACAGTCTACGCCTGCGACCGCAGGGAACTATTCCTTGCGGCTCAATAACGCTAGTATGTACCGGGATAGTGTTGCGATGACCGGCGCCACCCTTTATACGTATTTTAAGCTCACGCGACTAGGCAATTTTGCCACCTCTTCTGTGGGTGTGGTCAACAGCGGGAAGGATGGTAACATCTTAGCCGTATCAGCAACCACGATGGCTGCTCGCAATGGAGTGACTAACGGCGCGGCAGGCGCTGTGCTTACTCTCGATCAGGTGTACCACGTCTGGATCGACTATACGCCGGGCAGCGGAAACAACGGGATAACGCGGGTTTACATGTCCACGGACGGCATCAAGCCGGGAGTCGTTTACTCTGAAGTTACTGATGGCAATGCTACTGCGACGACGAGCCTGCGGTTCAACATACAGAACTCTAACAACACGGTGAGGCTCGATGACTTTCGGGTGGCCCATGTTGTCCTAGGCAGCAGCAGCACACCATAACATGATGCGCACTCTACTTGCTTTGTTTCTGCTTGCTCAGGTTGCGCGTCTTGCGGCGCAGGACTACACGTTCTCAAACGTAGCCAGTACGAGCACCGATCGACGCACCACCGCGGGCCAGTGGGGCGCTCGCTTCCATAATACGTCAGGGGAGATCATCACAATTACCCACGTAGGTCGATGGATTTTCTCCGGAAACTCCGGGACGCACTTAATCACGGTTTACGGCGATTACGGCGAATTTCTTGGCAGCGCAACCGTGGATTGCAGCGGGACGCCGGGGACGTGGGCGTGGGCTGCGTTGTCGGTCCCGGCGCAGGTTTCGGTTGGCTATCGGGCTTGGATTTTCAGCACAGAGGGCAACGGCGATCAGTGGTCTAATCCATTTGGCGGCACCGGCTATTCCGCAACCGATTCAGATATTGGTTACTTTCAAACCGCCAGGAATATTGGGACACCTGAAGTTCCGATCGGTCAAGAAGACGGCGGACTGTTCATGTCTTATGGCCCGGTTAATTTTCGCTATTCTAGCCCCGTTCAAACGTGGACCAAGGCAGGCACGGTTTACACGACAGACGGAACGCAATATCAGGTAAGCTCTGCGATTAACGACGCCACTATCGGCGACACGATTATGCTTCCCGCCGGAACAGTGACGTGGGGCGTTGGCGGCGCAGGTATCTCGATTAACAAGGCGGTTACCGTCCAAGGGGCAGGCATCGACCAAACAATCATCAATCAAAGCGCCACTGCCTCGGCAGGCTGGGGCAGCACGTTCATATCATTGGCAAGCGGGGCGACGATTCGCAAGCTGACGATTACTGGGGCGGATATAGAAGGTGGCGTTTTCTCCACTGGCGCGGCTACGGATTGGAGGATCAGCGAGGTTAAGTACGTGCAGTACCCTAACCGGAACCCTTACTTTGTTTACGCTCAATACTCTCCCCGCGGCTTGATTGACCAATGCGACATCACGGGTGGCAAGGGTAACTCCGAGTTGGTGTTCGCACGCGGGCCTTCCGACGCTTGGAACGTGGCGACTCCGGTCGGCACGGAAAACAATATCTTTATTGAGGACAGTATTTTCCGTGGAGCAGGCTATGTGTGCGACGCCAATAGCAACGGTCGAATCGTAGTGCGAAACTGCACGATTACCGACGGCATCAAGGTTGATTCACACGGCGTCTGGAGTAACGGCGGTCCACAGCGGGGCGCTCGAAATCTCGAAGTGTATCGAAATACTTGGACCTTAACGACGGGCGCTTGGCCCGCCATCGAGATTCGCGGCGGGACTGGGATGGTTTGGGGCAACAGCAGCGCGGCTACCAACGCTTCAAATATGGCGTGGTTTTTCCTCACGGAATATGGGCTTTTTAACAACAACGGAGCGTTTCACCCGAACTTTCAAACGGCTTTTGATTACCCAATCCGCGATCAGATTGGCCGCGGCCAATACTCCACTGCGGACGACTGGACTACCGCCGCCAGCGAGCCGATATATGTTTGGGACAATCTGAAAGGTGGACTACAATGGCCGCTTTCGTACAAGACCATTGCAGCGGGCGCAATCACTCGCTTCCGGGACCAAACCGGCAACCCAACCGCGACGTTTGTATGGGAGGATGTCATCCAAGCCGACCGGGATTACTTTCGAGACGTTGCGGGTTTCAACGGCTCAACCGGCGTCGGCACCGGCACAGCTGCGGCAATGGCCGCGATCACACCCACGAAAACCGGCGTGGGGTTTTGGGTCACCGACGAGGGTACGTGGGATCTGAGTAACGGAGCCACAACGGACGGGCGACTGTACCGCTGGAACGACAGCGCGTGGGTACTGCATTACACTCCGTACGCGTACCCGCATCCGATGCGCAGCGGAGATGCGCCTAGTGTCATTACCCCGACCTTCACCCCGAGCGCGCCGACGCACAGCACGCCGCAGAGCGTGAGCATCACGGGCGAGACCGCCTCCGCGACCTACTACTACACCCTGGACGGCACGACCCCGACCGCAGCGAGCACGCTCTACACTGATCCTGTCTCCATCGGCTACGGCACGACCACGATGAAGTCTATTGGCGTCAAAGCGGCACACGAAAATAGCGCGGTGCGATCCGTGACCTATGTTATCACCGCCGCCCCCGGCGCTCCGTCGTTCTCGCTCCATCCAACAACTCAGTTGGCTACAGTCGGCGACAACGTGACGCTCACCGTCGCAGCCAGCGGAGATCCAACGTTCCAGTGGCGCAAGGGTGGCGTGAATATCCCAGACGCTACGTCCGCCTCTCTCGCGCTGACCAACGTGCAGCTCGCCGATGCGGGCAGTTATGACAGCGTTGCGACGAACGCCGGCGGTTCGGCGACCAGCAACGCGGGAGTGCTTACGGTCAACCATGGCGGCAATGGCGGCGATGGCGGTACAATCAACGTCACCACGATCAACGTCGGGACGCTCTCACTCCCATGAACTTCTCGCTCGACCTCAACACGCTGCTCTCAAGCGGCATCCTTGCACTCACGATCTGGACTCTGAAGACCGTGGTGGCCCTCGACCGCAAGCAGGCGGCGGCGGAGGAAAAGCACACGGCTATCGTGGCACGCACGGGCGACCACCATGACCGCATAAGCCGGGTAGAGCACAAGGTGGGGCACCTCGAAGTCGGCGTGGCCAAGCTGCAATCACGGGAGTAATTATATGGGCAAGCCCGACATCAATCTCCTCTCGTTCGCGCACCAGCGCCCGCTCGGCACGCATCACGTCGGCGACCTGACGCCCAGCTCGTTCCACTCGGACACGCTGAAGATCAGCGATTGCGCGGACGGGATGATCCTGGCCGGGCACGTCATCGGCGGAAAAGAAGACGCCAACGATTGCAATAATCACTGCTCAAACGTCGTCATGCAGGCGGACTGTTGGGAAATCCGGGGCAAGTACGGGTTCACGATCAAGGGCGGGAGTTCGAACATCACACTTATTGGCCTAGTGCGCGGCCACGGCTCTGTGGTGGACGTGGACCTTGGCAACATCAGCGACCAGAGCGACGACATCACCGGGCCTGTATCGCTGCAACTGGCGCACGAGCTGGGCTCGCAAGAGCCGATCACCGTCCGCGTCCTCGGCGCAACGAACCCGATCATCCTCAACCCCGAGCAGGCCTATAAAGTCATCTTTGCGATCCCCGGCCCGTTTCGCTCCTTTTTTCTGAAAGCGTACAAGTTCCTCAAAAAGCTAGGACTCCCAATATGAAAATCACCGACATCCTTAAATCGAAAACTATTTGGGGCGTACTTATCGCCGCCATTCCCACCCTGCTCGGCTTCTTCGGGCTTCAGGTTGGAGACATCGGCGTGTTCACCGACCTTGCCAATAACGCCGTGGATTCCCTCGTCACCCTCGCCGGCAGCGCGCTGGCCGTCTATGGCCGCATCGTGGCCGTCAAAGGGCTCATCACCAAGTGAGCGCGATCACGGCTATATTTGCCGCGCTCGCCGCCTACCTTCAGATCAAACTCATCACCGCCCGCTATGATCTACAACGCCGAATCGAGAGCGATGTCCGCAACGCCGAGGAACGCATTGACCAGCTTCGCGCTCGTGGCGGGCCTGCTGACCAGCTTGCTGCTGACCGGCTGCGTGAGCAGATCATCCGGGCCAACGGCGTCGTTGCAAATCTACCAGCCGCCAGTCCTTCGCCTCACGGCGGGGACGGTGGTAGCAACTCGTGACGGCGTTTACACAGTGCCGCTTGACGAAACGTGGCACAGCAATCAGCGGTTCGTGAAGGTCGAGAACGAGGCGGTGAACCTCGCGGCGGCGCTCGCGCAAGAACGGGCAAGGGCCGGCAGGTAGTTCTACGTTTTTTAACCGTGCCGAACTTGACGGAAAATCCACCTATGATCACTCGATATTCATGGCGAACAACGACTCGGCAAGCCGCGATTCTCAAATGAGCGACCACCCGCGGAAGACGCGCAATTGCAGGAAATGCAACCTATCGACCGGCCTGAACGCGGGGCCTTGGTGGGTAGGCAATGGATACGTCTACGCTCGCCGCGGGTACTGCCCCGGCACCGATCGATAACGCGACGCCAGTACCGGCGCCCGCTACCCCTGTAGTTGCCACCGCTCCTGCCACTGCGCGAGACATTGTCGGGGCATTGACCAGCGCAGAACGACAACTACTCGGCCGCGGGCAGAAGAGCCTCAAGGAGATTATTGAAGCGCGTCCGGCCCCGAAGGGTGCGGCGCCCTCAACTGCAGCGCCGGTTCCTCTGGTTGCTGCTCCAGCGGATCCAGTAGCCGACACGCCAGCGGCCCAAGAGGCTGCGGCCACGCCTGAGGAGAACGACGACGATGGCGACGACCTGAAGAAAATGCGGGTCACGCCGAACGACTTTCAGGAGCGCGAGGTAATACGCCTGATGAAGGCCAAGCGCGATGCGCAGGGCAATGTCATCGAGGCCGGGCTTGGCTTGCTGCAGGCGTGTTCGAAGGTGTACGGCGCCACTACGCCGGCAGCGGCCGCTACTCCAGGGACGCCCCCAGTTAAGGCCGAGCCCGCTGCGGATGCAGGACTGCAGGGCCTCGACTCGCAGCTCGCGACATTGGGCGAGAGTCTCACGAACCTTGCCAAGGACCGGGATGCCGCGCGGGAGGACGTCGACAACAAGAAAGCCGACGAGCTCTCCGACCAGATTGCGGACATCCGGGCCGACCTGAAACTGCTGAACCACGAACGCGAAGGCTACATTCGCAATCGCGATGCCCAAGCCGCGCATTCGGTCGAGCAGCAAGTAACCTTTTCGCGCGATCGCGCATTCGACCAGTATCCAGAATTGAAAGTCGCGGATGGCATGTCCCGGCTGGCTCTCGATGGCTACGTCGGCGCGGCGCTCAACGATCCCAACCGTGCACGGTTCTTCGCGGATCCGACGTGGCCTGAAAAGATCACGCAGGAATTCGCGACGAGGCACGGGCTAAAGAAAGCAGGCAGCGCGGCGACTACGCCCGTTGCTGCGCCGACGACGGCCACCAAAGCCGCACCTTCGACAACGCTCACGCCCGCGCTTCGGCCAAAGCCGCAGCAAGTGCCAGGCGCCAAACTCGTATCGGGAGCCGACGGAACACCGTCCTCGGCGCCGGCTGCGAAGACATTGGAAGACTTACGTGCAGCAATCCCGGGCATGAGCTCGGCGCAACGTCGCGAACTGTTCCGCCGCATCTCGGCAAAAGCAGGCACGCGATAAGTCAGCAATCTCACTTAATTAACCATTAATTACAATGGCCTTTGATATTTCCGAAGTTCTTCATTACGACGCTTTAATCGCCAGCGACCCGCAGTTGATGCGTCAACTGTGGAGCGAACTGGTTTCCGCGGACTCCCGTGACTCTAACCCGATGAAGGATTTCATCGGCACCGAAGAGTCGGGCAAGCCTATCTGTGAAAAGACCGAGCTCGGTGCGGGCGGGTCTCAGAAAGTCACCTTCACGTCCATGGCGCCTATCGGCGGCAGGGGGGTAATTGGTGGCGCAGAGCTCAAGAGCAAGACGGCGAAGCCCGTGCATGGCACCTGGGGCGTCACCGTGGACATGCGCCGGTTTGCCATCTCGGAGGATCAACTCGTCGAACTGCTTCGGTTCAACCAAGGCAAGTCGCGCGAGTCGGTCCTGTACGAGCTATGCAAGCAGTGGTGGGGCATGATGGAGGCGGACGACATCCAGATCACGTTCCGCGACAAGGCGCTGTTCGCGACGGACCAGCCGAATGTATACCGCATCGGTGGCGGCGCGACATCGAACGACATCAACCTCAACAACACGTTCGATACCGGCACCATTGAGGAGTCGACCGAGCAGCTCGTTGGATTGGGCGCGATGCCGCTTGGCCTGTCGATGGACGAAGCTGGCAGCGAAGTGCCGGAGTTCGTCACGTTTGGCCCGCGTCGCTTCCTTCGATCCCTTGAGGACGAACAGAAGTTCCGCGAGGCCGTGCTGCACGCTCAGGCGCGAGGCGGAGAGAATTTCCACTGGACGGGTAAGTACCCGCGCTGGAAGGAAAGTCTTATTCACCGGCACGCGATCAAGTTCGACTCCGGCAATAAGCGCCAGGGCTCGCCGCTTCTCCCGATCGCGTTCTTGGGTGCGGCACTCGCCGACGCGACGCCTACGACTGTCACGGGCGGAGGCGCACACAACACCGCAGGGGCGCTGACGGACACGATTCTGTACGACTACTTCTCGGCGTTCCGGGGTAACTACTGGAAGACCTTTTCCGCGGAGGTCGCGCCGACGGACAACAACACGTACTACGCGCTGATCTATAACGTGTCCGGTGCAGACCGCGGCAAGTACGAGATCGTGTCGTATGTGACTGCTGGCAACAACGGCAACCGGCTCACGGTCACTCGTGCGGTCAACGCTGACGGCCAGCTTACGGCCCTCACTGCCGCGTCGAAGTACACGAACGCTCACCCGAGCGGCTCGTGGATCATTCCGTGCAATAAGTGGGGCGTGCCGCTCGGTTACGCCTTGGTCATGGGTGCCGAGGCTCTCGCGCTCGCCAAGGGCGCAATTGATGCAGACCCAATCGAATGGCAGGACGACTTCGTCTCGAAGACCTCCGGCAAGGCGCATATCAACTCGAGCGGCATCCAAGGGATCCGCGGGTATGCTCCGAAAGAGGATTCCATCGGGCGCTACCCGAACTTCCTCGTGGTCGAGGGTGCGCTCGATTACGGGCTACCCTTGGTTGCTCTCAACTAAGGGCCCGACCGAGTAGGTAATTTGCGAGCCCCGTTCGGATAAACACCGGACGGGGCTTTTCTTCACGATAGGTTTTACCCCTGAATTTCTCAGACATGGACTCTCTCACGATCAAGCTGCTCAACGAACGCCGTGCCAATAGTGTCCGGCGGAAGATCGAAGGTTACTCTGGCACGGTGTATCCGTTCCTGTGGAACGACGAGCACGCGGCTTACATTTTCACGACCTCCAAGCAGGCCGAGGCCGACGACCTTTTCAAAGCGCAGGGGCGCACGATGGGGTGCTACTTCGCGCCCGTCGTCACAATCAAGCAGTCTGCTCCGCTCTCGGAGGCTGTCGTCCTTGCGATGCTTGAGCGCGGTCTATCTCTGCCGCGGGACCCGGACGATAACGAGCAAGTGGCGCTGGTGCTTATTGCAGCGTACGACAAGGGCGCTCTCTCGGTTGAGCCCGCTCTCGAAACTCCAAATTCAACGAAGAAAAAGCAGGCCGTGAAAGTTCCAGCCTGATTCCGCAACTCGCTCATTTAATGCCATGACTACATTTACAAAATCCCGCAAGCCGTCCAACTCGGAGATCATCACAACAGCGGCGCTGATCGCGATGAAGGCGGGCGATTCACTCTACATTCAGAACCTTGGCACGAACCCGCTTTTCGTGAACCGTGGGACCGGCGCGTCGAGTTCGCTCTTTAACTACGTCCTTAGCGCGTCAACCGTCGCGGACAATGGCACGGGAGGCGTGATCACCATCGCCGATTTCGTGGGCGATGTGAGCTTCGCCGGTACGGCGGTGCGATACATGGCATGGAAGAGATAGCTTAAAACGCCATGGGTAAAACATTCAGCGACCTCCGCAACGCGCTCGCCGGTGCCCTTGGTTTCGACGAGTACAGTGACCTCACCAGTCGCGATGGACTCGACGTGGACACGATCGTCAACGCGGCCTATCTCGACTGCTACGCCTCCAGGGATGGGCGCCGGCCAGCGTGGGCGATCAAGTATTGGTCCGACATCGTACTCGCGCCGGAGGCGGCTACGCTGGGGCTCACGAACGGCAGTACGGCGGTAACAGGCCACACCTTCACGGCGAAGTACCTCGGCAGCTTCGTTCAGATCGGCGCGACCTTCTATCGCATCGGCAGCACGACGACGTTGACGCAGCCGTGGTCTGGCGTGACTGGGAGTTATTCCGCGACCGTGTATTCCAACGCGGTTGCGCTTCCAGGATCCGGGGTGACGATTCGCGAGAGGCCTTCGCTACTTGGCATTGGGCCGCTTCTCCCGCTGCCGTTCCCGGAGGACGAGGTATCGCTCCGCAGTTCACCAGCGTTCGACTTTTATCCCAAGGCGGGACGCGGACCGGTTGCGCACTCTCGTCCGCGCTTCGATCCGAGTTTGATTACCGACGTGGGCGACCCGCGGTATTACCATGTGGATAGCGCGGCCACTGGATCCACCTTCGCCACCGGGTCGCGGCTTCACCTGTATCCGCTGCCGGGCGCCGCATTCACGATCGAGGCCAGGCTCAATGTCCTTCCAGTGCCGCTGGCTGCTGCGGACGACGAACCCGTGCTCCCGCATGACGACGTGGACATTGCAGGCGCGATTCTCGAACCGCTCATGTTTGAGCGCCTGCTCAAGCACCCGCTCGGCCGTCGCTATGCCGGGAATAACGTCTCCGCCATCTTTGCCGCGGGGAATGACGCCCGGGCGCAACTGAACACTTTCCGCAGCGTGCAACCGTCGGGCCCTAAACAATTCCGCCCGGCCTGCGGGTGGTAACTGCTCATGTCTCTCGACACGCTTCTTGGTCGACCGTTCATCGACAAGACCCCGAGCGGTCTTCGGAGAATCACGCGCATTCGCGAGTTGGACCCGGATGCGGCGAAGCTCGCCAACATCGAGACGAGTGCGTTTCTCGCCTACGGGACTGCCGATAAGGAGTTCACGACGGCGCTCCTCACTGAGCAGCGCATTGAGAAGACATCCGAGCGGGGGGCGACATCCCGACTCGTGCAGGTGTATCAGGAGTTGGCGGATAACGCGCTCACGGCCACCACCGAGGTTGTCGAGACGACGACATTTGACGGCCGGCGGGTTACGCGCACGACCCACCTTTGCAAATCGAGTCAGGCGGCATCGCTTCGTCCGGCCATCGGAAGCGGCTCCCCTGTAGTATTCCAGGTTGAGGTGCAGAAGGTTGGTCCGGTGGCGACGGTGGGCGTCTTCGCAATCGAACTCACGGACCTTGGGTTTATCCTCTCGCAGCAGGATCAAGAGTCGAACAACGGGAAGCTCCTGACCCGCACGATTCGAACGATTGGCTCAGCGCCAGCGACGCCCGTCGGATATGTGCTGGCCGCGTACGCTACTCAGAACACGGACGGCTACACGGTTTACAGCTCCACGTTCGCGAAGGGCGACGGGGAAATCTCACGAAGCCGCGACCTACGATTCAACGGGATGCTCGAGCGCATCACGATTCGGCATCTGACGGCGTCAAGTGTCAGCGCGCAGCCGACGACGGATCCACTCACAGGCGGGATCCTGACATCGGAAGACCGCAGCGACCAAGACGGTTATCGTGTCTGGACGGTGACATGGTCGAAGGCGAGCGGCACGGCTCTGATTCGGGACGACGTTGAGACCAAGCACAACGGGAAGCTGAAGATTTACCGGCGGTCGCGCTTCAATGCGGCGCCAGCAGCTCCATCTGCAACCATTGGCGGCACCGTAGTTGAAATCTCCAGCGGGACGCGGCTCGAGGACGGGTTTACAGTTTACGATTACGCCTGGGCGGAAGGACGCGGGCGAATTGAGATCGAGACGGAGACGCGGTACAGCGGCGCCTTGGACTTGGTCACGGTCCGTTACTTCGAAGTGGACGACGGCGCCTTGCCTGCCGGTGTTGTCACGAGCACACGCATTTCCAAACAAGACGGGCTCGACCTCACCACCAAGGTTTACGCAGATGGCTCCGGCCTGATTTCTGATTCTCGAGATCCGGCCAACAACGGGCGCCTCATCATCTACCGTCGGGACCAGTTGGGTTCCGCGCCAACGGCACCGAGTGCCACGATCGGCGGCACGGTTATCGAGATCGACTCGTCCGAGCGCATCTCCGACGGGTACACGGTCTATTCGAAGACATGGGCTGAAGGAATCGGCATTGTGTCCAAAGGCACGCAGCCGCGGGACGACGGGCTTATGCTCGCAGCGTGGACGATCTTCGGGGCACCGGGCGCCGCTTGGGCGACAACCCTTGCGGCAGTTGGCGGAGGACCGGCTGGAGTCCTGCACAAGCTCGATTACGACGAACTCGACGGGGTGATTCGCTGGCAGCCCATCTGGATTCAGAATACCGCGGGAGCGAGTCCGCTGGTCGGCACGACGGTTGCCGGATTTGAGATGCTGAGTGCGGGGAATACCGATTACGGCGCTGTGCCAACAGTCACGATTTCAGGGGGAGGCGGAAGCGGCGCCACGGCTACGGCGGTTCTCTCGGGAGGAACGACGGGGTATATCACGAGCCTGACCCTGACAGACCCTGGGAGCGGGTATATCTCGACTCCGCAGGTGACGATCGCGCCGGACAATTCAGACACCCCGGTCTTCATTGCCATCCTGACCGGCGTGGCTGTCACTCGGGAGCGATTTGTTCAATTCACGTATCCAGGCAGGGCCCAAGCGGTGAACATCGCGCACCCGGACGTGGCGAATTCGCATGCTCTCGACATCCACCTCTCGCCGCCAATCGATGCGACGTTGATCGGGATTGAGGAGATCAACTACCGGGCGGACAGCAGTATCGGAGACCTGACGCACCCGCTTTGGAACCCCCTTGAGTGGGCCACGGTGTTCGCGCAGTACCGGAACCTCGACAGCAATCTAACGCCGGTTTCGCGAGTGGAAGGCCTCCGCGGGTATCGGGCAATGGGCGGAGTCTCGGCAATTAGCCAGGTGCACACGGTAGGTCATTTGATTTCGGTTATGGGTTCGGTCGTTGGCTACGCGGTCAGCTCGGCGGCTTACCTGAAGGTGTTCGGAGGGCCAGACGCTCCGGACGATCGCACTTTCACGCTTCAAGCGGACACGGATCTTGCGTTCCTCGGGCACGACGGGACGAAGTATTTTAGGCGCCGGGTGATCTACGCGACCATCCCCACACAGAATGCGATTCCAACGATGACCAGCGTCGTGATGATTGCGACCGGGATCACGAGCATTGCGACCCTGAAGGCGGTTGTGACTGCGGGCGCCCCCGGGGTCATCGGCGGACGAACGAACGAGTTTCGCTATTCGTGGATTCAGGGCGGGCTCGTGTTCTACAAGTACGCGCGGCCAACGCTTCGGTCCGGCGCCCTCGCAGCCGATACGACGTGGGGTATCCGGCCGACAGACTACGACGCGGGCACTCCCAAGTATTGGCATCTCGTCTAACCCATGGACGCCGACTCACTCAGAAACGCGCTGCGAAAACGCGAAGAAGGCCGCGGGTTGAAGAACTCCGAGATCACGGCACTGCGGCAGTTTGACCGCGCGGAAATCTTCTCGTCGAAACCACGCAAGGAGCCGGCGCGTATCAGCGAGTCGGACACGCGGACGACGCTGACGGCGGGGAAGGATACGCTCTGGCAGGAGTCGCAAGAAAGCTCAAGTCCGGGCGGCGGCGGATACACCGAAGGCGCTGCGGTCGACGTCGTGCAGGGCAGCGATAGCAAGCTCGTCAAGGTCGTGACCCACTCGACGTCGACGACGCCGACGGCGTTTCCGACGATCCTGAAAGTGGTCAATGGCACCACGAGTGTCACGATGGATTCTAGTGGGATAACGATGACAGACTCAGCGGGCGATGGAAAATCATTCACCGTAACCTTTGCGGCTCTGCTCGCTGGCAAGGCGGTGTCGCTGCGCGTTGATTCTTATTGCGATGTCACTACCACGAAGAGCCAGATGCACCTCGCGACGGCTCCCTACGTCTGACCGCCATGGGGATGCTCAAAAACCTTCGGCCTTGCACGACGTGCCAGGAGTGCGTCGCGTCGCCATGCAGCGCCCCGAAGCCCGTGGTTTCGAGTGGCTCAAGGTCTGGCGCGCAAGGCTCGGCGTTTTCCTTCACCATCAGTGCGACCAATTCGCCAACGAGCTATGCGGCGACCGGATTACCCGGCACGTTGTCGATCAACACAAGTACCGGCGTTATTTCAGGAACTTACCCAAGTTGCGGAGTTTTTCCCGTCACGATCAAGGCGTCGAATGGCTGCGGCGAAGGCACTAACACGCTCTCAATCTCCAGTACCGGCACCGTGCCCGTTTTTACCAGTTCTGGCACTGCAAGCGGCACGATTGCTGTGGCGTTTTCTTTTAATCTTACGGCCACCGGAAGCCCTCATGCTTTCGATGCTTCGCCGCTCCCAGCAGGCCTTTCGGTCAATACTAGTACAGGCGTGATCTCAGGCACGCCTACAGCGGTCGGCGTAACATCATTAACTGTCTCGGCAATCAATACATGTGCCGGCTCGACTAACACTCTTACGATCACGATTAGTGCCGCGTGCCCGATGCCGACCATGGAATGCGACTCGATTTCTGCGAGCCGATCTAAATACGGGCACAGCGAGTTCGAGGGGTACGAAAGTAATCCGCCTAGACTGTATTTGCGCCATTCTTGGACCGGCACGCTGGATGATGAATTTTACACTGACCCGTGCGACGCTTATGACTCGACATCAAGCACGACGTTTGCCGGGTACTGCGAATACAACACAGACGGCACAATTGGGGCGGATACGAAAACAGTAGATGGATCCGGCGCCGGAACATATTGCGGAACGTACAATTTAGCACGAATCGTTTGTCCATCGGCTGATTGCATGCACGGCGACACCGCCACGTCATTCACCGTCACCGGACGCGGCACTTGTGCACTAAACCATCTCTTTAATGGTGATGTGGCAGACACCCTTAGCAACGAGTTTACAACGGCAGACCTAATTTCTCTTACGGTTGCCGATTTGCCGGCATACCCGGGAACATGGAGCGGGTCATGCTCCGCCTATCGCGAGTTAGATTCGGATGAGCTGAGCTACACAATTCGCCGCATAAAATACCGATTCCGGCTACCTGACATGACTGGTATTACGGCCTATACTATATCATGGGTCATGGGCGGAGTGAGCGCACTCTCTTATGTATGGGATGGCGTGGCGTCCGTGACAGGTGAATATATAATTCTTGAACCATCCGTGAACGGAGAACCAGGAATTACTAACGTTGCAGTAACATGCTCCTAATGAGCGAATCACGCCCAATGCCGCGGGGAGTTGCGATGGTGCGCCGGGAAATCTGCAAGCTCTGCCCGACGCCCTGCGACCAGCAGCACAATTCCAATCACTACGGAGCCACATGTATGCAGTGCCCGCTTTCTCCGCCGCGGTGGGGGAAATATGGTCGTTGCACTGCGCCGACCTCATTTGGCCTCGCCGCTCCTCTCGCTCCGCCGACATCCGAACCGACGCTGGCCGATCTCGCGACCAACTTCACCGGCGCGGTGGCGCGCTGGGCGGGGCAGGGTTTCCCGACAGTGCCAGCGGAGCAATACGTCGCGCGCGCCGCGGTCTGCGAAGCCTGCGAGTTCTGGGACGGCACCGCCCGCCTCGGCCTCGGCAAGTGCAATGCGCCGGGCTGCGGCTGCACCAAACTCAAACGCTGGCTCGCCACCGAGAAATGCCCCCTTGGCAAATGGCCCGAGTTGGCGCCTAACGAAAAGCAACCTATCCCACCCGCATCCTAACCGCGGTACGCCTCCTGTATGGAACATCACTCGATCCGCAGTTTCCGCCCGATTGAAACGCGGGAAGAGAACACCGACCAAGACCGCACGGTGCTACGTCTGTGCGACGGCTTGCTTGCGGTTCCGGTCGGCTCGCTCTCATCTGGCCCGGAGCTCAAGCCGCTGTGGGGAATCACCAATCTGCCAACCCGCATCGCAACGGCACTCAGCGGTGCTAACTCCGCCAAAGCGCACTTCGTCACGATCACCCGGGGCAGTCATGTGTTCGTCGTCGTCTGGTCGCTGCAGACGTCTGCTGCCCTTGGAATGTTCTACGTCACCGCCGGAACGCCCGCGGACTTCAACTTCGACAGCACCGACGCGGTAACGGTCGCCAGCGCGGTCAACGCGGTGTATCGGGATAAGAGTCCGACGCTCCCGTGGTTCGCCTCGAGGATCGGAGAACGCTGGTACTTCGGAAACGGGACGGACGATAACGTGAAGTGGAGCAGCGGGGCACTCTCCGCCATGGGGCCTGCATCAGCTCCGGCGGACGCTGACCTCTACAACCCTTCGCGGGTAAAGATCCCGCCCTGCAAGAGCTTCGTCGTGGGGACGAATCGCTCTGTCTTCGCGGCCGGCAACGTGACCACTCCAAAACGAGTCTGGATCACGAACGCGCCGGTGAAGGATTTCCCGTATGTCGAGGGCATCTACTCGCTCTCCACGTCGTTCGTCGACCTCGATTACACGGACGCCTCGAAGGTCACGGCGCTCTCAGCCTTTCAGAATTACATCACCGCTCACACCGATGCGAAGCCCGTCAACCTCTACAACGTAGACGGAAGCGACGACGGATGGAAGTGCGTGCAGGCGCCAGGTGCGGCCAATGCCTCTGCGCCTTCTCCTGCCGCTGTTCGCGACACGAACGGCATTGCGAGCTTCTATCTGGGAGCCGACGGCGAAGTGTACCAGGACCAAGCGATTCGTGTTGGCCCGAACGATAAGCGGCCTGCGCGGGATCAGGACATTGCCACGGGGCGCGCGGCCGGCGACTGGAACCGCGACATGAAGAAGCCGGTATTGTCCGGCAAGGCGCACACGTTTTACGATCGCACCCAGGAATTGTTTTGGATCTTTGCCGAGATCGAAGGATTTGCCGGCCGCTTTGGCTTATGGGCCTACAACGAACGCACGCGCTCGGTCAGCGGGCCGTTCGACCACTTCAACGCTCCGACATCCTGCGCCATCAGCGGCAACATTGAAGGCTCGAGCGCCCTGATTGCTGTTCTTACCGCCACGGGCGAGATGCTGTACTCTGACTTCGGAAACGTGGGCGAGGTTGACGAGTTTATGAACGAGGGCAAAGGCGTACCGCTCGGGCCAGAGTTCGAGGCGGTTAACGTGACGCCGACGCCAACTCCCGGGCTCTCCTTCGTGTCCATGACCGAGAACAACAAGGTATTTCGCGAGACGATCGCAGACGGCTCCAGTGCCCTAATGGTGGACCCGTGGAGCTATTTCGAAACCGAGGGCACCTACGAGTTCGCGAAGCATTTCAACGACGCCTACGTGGCGCGATTCGAGACGGCGTTCGAAGATTTAGGAAATTCGCAGGCGCGGAAGAACTATCTCGAACTGCGCATGACCTGGCAGCGCCACTCCCGGGCTTACGTGGGGCTCTACGCCGAGACCGAGGACGGGCGCCGGCACGGCAAGTGGAGAGGCTTGGTCTTCGACAAGGAGGAGCACGTCGTCCCGATCAATCTGCACGGACGCCGGATCCGGGTCCGCGGCGTCATCGTGCTCTTTAACGGGGCGCCCGCCCTGCTGCGGGACATTTCGATTGGGTACAACCTGGCTGGGACGACTTAGGCCGGCCCTTGACCCCGGGCGGATTCTTCAGGCCGAGCGGACGGAGCCGCCTGTCGATCGCCTCGCGCGAGACGCCGAGAGCGGCCCCAATCCACGTCGAAGGCATTCCGCGCAAGGCTTGGGCAACGATCGTATCGTAATTGATCCTCATGGAGGCCACAATCCGGAGCCGACCTTCGTCGTAGTGGTATTTATGCGTCGAAGCAGGCGACGGCCGATCGAACAGCGCTCGCTCGAGCTTCAGGTTGGGTGTCCAACTGTAAAGATCGACGCGCATCCCAAGGTGGTTATCGCTGCCCGACATTCACCACCTTGCGACGGGGTCGAAGCGCGATCGGCATGGGCGCCGTCGTCACATCGACCGTCCGGTGCTTGGGGTCGAAGTTGCAAAAGACCGTGACGTTCAGCATGGCCGCGTTCTCCCCGCTCTCCAAGCCACTGGACCGGAGGCGCTGGTACTCAGCCTGAAACAGGGATCCAAACGCCTCGCAGGCGGCTTTCGCGAACGGTTGAGCCTGCTGGCGCACGTCCTCGGCGAACTTTGTCATGCCCTCGTGGGAGGTAAGGTCCATGGGTGGACAGGAAGCCCGGTCCCGCCGCTTTAATCAAGTCTGATACCTAAATAAGTATCGAGGCTTGCCGGACCGGAAGCGGAGAGGCCTGACAAGATTTAGACAAGGTCAGGAAGTTACTGGCCAGACTTCCAAGAAACCTCGGATCAATTAAGTCGCTCTAGAAGAGTTAGTTAAATCTTGGTGCACCCGTAGGGAGTCGAACCCCAAACCTTCTGATCCGTAGTCACTGGCATCCCTGTTTAGGTATCCACAATGCTTAGTCCTACAGAGCTAGGCGCCGCGTTGCACAAGCCATGATGACCTATATTGGGCGTTGACCTTCGACAAGTTTTAGACAAAGTAAAAGGGCGATGAAGAACACAACCAAATCAATCGACGGTGAAATCATATCCTTTCAAACCAAGCGCATGGGGGCCACTGTTCGACGCCTTCCGTACAAGGCCGGCGACGGGTCGGTTCGCTGGACCAAAAAGTTCTACTTCGCCAAGATGGTGAACGGCGAGCTCGCCAGATTCCCGCTTCCGTCGTTGCCGGCGGAGGCCAACCGGATTGCCGACCTGATTGCGGCGTTCTTGGAGGATCCGACGAATACGATCGACGACGCGAAGCGTAAATTCAACCCGCGGGCCCTGCTCAGGCCGTCGAACTTCTCCACGATCGGCGAGCTGTTCGAGTTCCACGCCGAGCACGAGCAGGTGCTCGAGATCGGCGGAACGACGGCGAAGAGCTATCGCCGGTGTCTCCTGTTGATCCTTCGCGAAGTCGATGCGTGGCACAACGGGACGAAAATCGAAAATTGGAGCGGGCACCGGTTTCTCGACAAAGCCATGGCGCCGTGGCTCGGACTGTCCCTAACCGTGGTCACGGCCAAGCTGGGGCTCGATTACAAGCGGTTCATGCTACCGGACGACCTGGAGGACGAGGAAGAGGAGATCACGCGGAAAATATCCTGCGACACGAATCTGCGCAGTGCTCACGCCCTTTTCTCTCGCGAGGCGATGAAGCTTTACCAAGGGAGCCACACCCTCGCACTCCCGGACGTGAGTGGGTTCATGGGCGTGGGACTCTTCAACGCGAAGAAGTATTTCGTACTCCCTGACATTTCAGCGATCCGCAATATCTTCACGGCGGCGCCGCGGCTGAAAGCCGACGACCTGAACGCCTACCGGGCATTCCTTGTTTGCGTGCAAGCAGGGCTCCGGAAGAGTGAAGCGGCCAACTTCCGGCTCGAATGGCTGAAGGAAGAGGACTCACCAGCTATCCAGATTCATGCAGACGGTAAGTTTAAGCCCAAGCACGGCCACGGTCGGAAGGTGCTGCTTGATCCATGGGTAGCCGAGGAAATCCGGTCGCTCGCCCCGGCAACTAAATACTTCCTCGACGGAACGGACACAGAACGCACGGCCAACGTGTTCGAGCGACTGAATGCCTGGTTGCGGACCTGTGGCGTGGAAGCGGTCAAACCGACGCACGAGCTGCGCAAGCTATGGTTCTCTCAAAAAGTGAAGCGGGAGAGCCTACTGGCGGCTTCCCAGCAAGGCGGACACCGGGATCCGAAAGTAACCAGCTCGTTCTATGCGAACAGCCAAATGCCCGACAACGTCCTTCCCTTCTGGCAGGAGCCTACGCTTGCGGCCTTGGCCAAGACCGGCTTGAAGATCGCGTAACTTTACCCCATGGCCCTCAAAATCATGTTCGGCAATCTTGCCGCGGACTACATCACCGAGAGCGGCCGCGATATTGCACGTGTTGCGGAAGCGATCGGCAAGACCCCGGCCAACCAGTTCTCCAAGTGGAAATCCGGTAAGTGGACTTACATCGCCGAGAAGAAGTTAATCCGGGTAATCGACGAGGTCGCCGGCAAGAACCGGCACTGGGCGGTAAGCCTGATGATCGGATACCTCATCGACCTGACGCCCGAGTCATTCCGCCACGTCATCGACATCACACCGAAGGTAGGGCAGCAAGACACCTCGGCTACGCTTTCCGGCCAGCGGTGGACGCCCGGGTTGCGGAAGAAGCTTGAGGAGATCGGCGCAGCCTACGCCAGGGACGACGACTTCATGCGGATGGTCGACCAGTACGGCAAATGGGCGGAGACGATCAACAGGCGAGCGAGGGAGAAGAACGTCACGCTTGGTAGGTCAGGAGTGGCTAAGATTTGAGACATTGCAGTAATGATGTAGGCAAACGGGTACACCTCACCCCTGCTAAGGAGGTGAGGATATGAGAAACTTGCATATAAAGAGAGGCGAGGTTTCCGGTATACTTCAAGAACGGGGCCGCTCGGGTGTGCCAACTGCACACGGCATTGTCCGTTCATCACTGATCTTTCGATCACACTGTTTATCCGGCTGGGAGTCGGGAAGCACTAGGGAGTAACGGCGTCGGGCTCTTCGGTGTAATTCTTGGCCCCATTACTAAAACGCCGATACTCGCCAGTGCCGCCCTGCTGTTCAACAGCGCCGGCACCGATAGTCCGGCTCTGCGCCGGCCCTTGTCTCCCTTGTCGCTACGAGGAGGTGCGGAACAGGGCAAGAAAAAGGCCCCACGGTCATACTACGTGGAGCCTCTTAAACTAACAGGAAAGAGGATCTCGGCGGTATGACGCGCTTTGAACAAGCAAATTCGTAGAGGATCCTCTACGGCCTGTCAAGGGGATATTCCTTAGACGGCCTCACTGGAGTCCCGACGGCATCAACGCCGTGCTCTCTCTCGGTTGCTTGGCATTTAAGGGTGAGTGAACTGTGGGCAAACGATGTGAACGTGCGCAGTCCCGTGAGCACCATGCAGCGCCTGACGCGATCCATGAGATCGTCCGGGACGTTGATCGTCTTGGACTCGTACCCCTTGTCCGTCTCGTCATTCCCTTTTTTTAATGCCACAACCATCGAAGAAGCGGGTTTAGTTATTTTGCGCAATGAGCGGCGAGGGCATGGACATAGATTCACACCATGCAATCTTACGCCATCACATCGGATCATGCTACGTGTTTTCCAGTCTTGCGAACGGCCATCGGGCGACTCCCTATGCCCGCTCCGGTGAATACCCCTAATTACAAGGCCATCCTGAAAATCGAACGCAGGGTGGCAATGCGGACCATCGCCGCACTAGCTAGGAGACTGACGCCGATTCAGGTTGCCTCCGTGATCGAGGAACTGGAGTGCCCGCCGCCCCCGCGCCGACGGCTTTTATCAGCCGCGTCTGCGCTTCCCGCTCTCGACCCAGGCGAGGCCGAGGAACAGCGATTGCAGGCTTGATAGGTTCCTGCGCGAGCGAGTAACGCGCAATAATCCCGGCAAGGTCGTATTTCACCTCTGCCAGTACAGCTAGGCCGATCTCGGCGGCGAGGCGTATAATCTCCGCGCTCTGGCGCGGCCCCATCGCAGATGCAGCCACTTTCACCTCCGCCAATGCGCGATCGGTGAAGCGAACTGGCACCACGTTCTCCTTGCTCTCTTTCTTGTTGGTTTTGGGCATTACGGTCGATGTGTAGCACGTATCTGAAACCTATACAAGCGGGCTTTTCCCCCTCTGTCGTATAGGATTTCTCCACATTTTTCTTGCATGTGTGGACCGTATAGGATTTCACCACGGCATGGGAATAAATACGAGGGTAGTTTACCCACTAGACATCACTCGGATTCACCCGCTGCTGAAGGCTGCGCAGAAGAAGACCGGGATCAAAAGCCAAGCGGAAGTCTTGCGAATGGCGATTGAGCGCGGACTGCCCGTGCTGATCGCACAGCTCGGGTCGCACCAAGCGCCGAAGGCCGCAGCAGCGCGAAAGGTCGCATGAGCCCCACGAAGCTCATCCTGCTCGGCATCCTGTCCGCCGTGGCGTTCTGGTGCGTGGTCGCGTGGGACTGGGCCAGTGCGCTTTTCAAGACGGTGATCCTCGGCCGCGTCGAAGACGACCAGAGGTAAGTACAGCCCTCGAACCCCAACGGCGACTGCCTGCCTCCTAACTTTCCATGACCGACCTCGAACGCCAGCAATCGCTCATAAGCGACCTTCAATCACTCCTCAGCATCGTCGCTCGCATGGACGACGATCAACGCCGGCGCGAGATCGCCGCGAAGATGCTCGGGCGACTGCTGATGAATCAGCCTCTCAAGGTTCAGACGCCCTGAACTCCCGAACCGCAACACTGCCCTTAATAAGATGAACGATACCGATACTACTCCTACGATTGACGCCCAAGTGACGTTGGTCGCCGAACAGAACGGCCTTCAGGCCGATACCACCAAGACGCTGCAGGCGTCGTTTACCCCGCTGTACACGAAGGCGCGCAGCGTATTGGAAAAGTCACGGCTGCTGGTCGTGACGGACGCCTCGCAGAAGTTTGAGATCAAGATGGCGCGCGAGTGCCGGCTTGCACTCAAATCCATCCGCGTGGACGGAGACAAGCTGAGGAAGTCCCTCAAGGAAGAGTCGCTTCGACGGGGCAAGGCGATCGATGGCTTCAACGCCATCCTCGTCGATATGCTCGCCACCGAGGAGACTCGCCTCGAAGAGCAGGAGAGGATCGTGGAGCGACAGGAGGAGGAGCGGAAGGCCGCGCTGAAGACGAAGCGCGAGGAACTGCTGAAGCCATTCGGGATAGACCTGACGGGATTCTCCCTGGGCGACATGTCGGACGCGACCTTCACGCAATTGCTCGAAAACACTGTTGCCGCACACGAGTCGAAGCTGGCGGCGGCACGCAAGGCCGAAGAGGAACGCATTGCCACGGAGAACGCCCGCCTGAAGGAAGAGGCGCGCATCCGGGAAGAGAACGCGCGGTTGAAGAAGGAAGCAGAGGAGCGCGAAGCTGCTGCGAAGATCGAGCGCGAGAAGGCCGCGGCTGCTGCGGAGCAGGCTCGTCTTGAAAAGGAGAGGATCGAGGCCGAGACCGCCCGGCAGTTGGCGGAGTTGGCGCGCAAAGCCGCTATCGATCGCGCAGCCTTGGAAAAGTTGGAGCGTGAAGCCAAGGAACTCAGCGACATCGCGGCCCGCTTCGCGTTGAAAGAGAAGGCTGCTGCAGCCGCAGAAGCCGCGGCGCCCGACGTCGACAAGCTGAAGGCCTTCGCCCAAACGATCCGCGCGCTCCAAGTGCCGCAGTTGTCGTTCGCTGCTTCCGACACTCAGGAGCTTGTAGTGACTACCCTCGAGGAGTTGGCGAAGTTGATCGAAGCCGAAGCCGACAACCTTGTCATCAACGCGCAGTCTGTCGCCGCCTGACCCATGCCGGCTCGCACACAGTCTCGCGACGTGAAGAACGCGCTTCGTTCGCTGGAGGTCGCGCACGATTATCTCGTGACGCTGACCAAGGGCGCGGAGATCCCGATCACGCCGAAAGACCTGCATAAGGCGGTCGACGAGTTTCACGAAATCCTTGTCAGCAACCAGGCGGCGGCGAATGCGCTCGTCGTGGCTGTGTTGGGAGATGAGCCGTGCCCGGTGTCGTTGTTCAAGCCGTGGGCTTCCTACGGCCAGATCCGGCTCTGGTCGAAGCGCACCGACGGGGATCGCCTCGTGACCGAGATTCTCAACGGGAAGACCTGTGTTCGCCCCTCTGCATTCTTTGTGGCCCTGAAGACACTCGGGAAAGCCGCGTAAATACACCTTTGCGGCTCCAGCCACCCGCCGTGGCAGGATCAGAGCATTCATAAGAGCTGAACCCTCGGCTGGAGCTGCATTCTCTTTTCTAGTCAGTTATATATCCCAGTAATCAATTAACATGAGTACCGAACAATCCACCGCCTTGACGGCGCCCACAAATACCGAAGTCGCTACGCAAAACAAAACGGGGGCCGCACTGATGGCTCTCGATGCCTTCTATGAGGAGAAAGGCCTGGCGTTAATGAGCAGCGTTGAAGGCGGCTTCACCCGCGCCGTCAACATGGCTGAGTCTTACACGCAACTCCGGGCGATGCTGACGCCGGAAGTGCTGAAGCCGATCATGGCTCTGCAAGGCAGCTCGCTTGGCTTCAAGACGGACAAGATTTACGGCGAGGACGTCGTGAAGGACGCGCTGATCGAGGGCACGATCAAAGGGTTCTACCCTGTAAATAACGAGCTGAACATTCTTGCGGGTCGCCAATACAGCACGAAGGAAGGCTTTCACGGCTGGTTCCGTCGCGCTTCGGAGAAGGGCCGTTGCACGTTCCCGATATGGAAGCTGTCCGTGCCGAAGATGGTGAGCGATGGCGCAGTCGTCACCGGGACTATCTCGTGCGAGTGGGGCAAGAAGAAGATCGAGCTCACGAACGAGGAGATCCCGATCAAGGTAAACGAGCGCATGGGCGCGGATGCCATTCTCGGCAAGGCGGAGCGGAAGCTGTTCGCTCGCCTGTACGCACGTTGCACGGGTCAAGTCGCCTCCGATGGTGACTTGTCGGACGGCGCGATGGAAGTCACCGCGACACCGGTTGCGGAGAACAATCAGCCCACCACCACCGCTACACCCCCACTCGCCGCCAAGACGCTCGAAGACTTGGAGCTCATCGTCGGCCCGCACGAGCAGGAGGCCAACGCGTATCTCCTCTCGTCTGGCAGTATCCAAGCCGGCCAGACGTTCCGCAACATCCCTGAGAAGATGGCGACGCGCATCATTAAACAGCGCGCGTCGTTCTTCGAGGCGATCGGGGTAAAGTAACACGCCAATCTTTTCGGCCCGCAACCAACCTCAATCCATACGCACATGAATAATACTCCCGCCGCTTCCGGCGTTTTCCTCGCAACGATCGCCGCCATGAACAGTGGCACGGTCATGAACGACCTCGACGACGCACTGCGCGAAGCCACGAAGCACGCACAGGACGCCGGGGCGAAGGCGAAACTCACGCTCGAGCTGACGATCATCCCGAACGGTCTTGGCGCTGGCGACACGCCGCTCCTGAAGGTCGTAGACAAGATCAAGGTGTCACTGCCGAAGAAGCCGCGCCAGCCGTCCGTTTTCTTCGCCGACGAAGAGAGCAATCTCACTCGGCGCAATCCGAACCAGGAGGATATGCGCTTCGCGTCGATCGACGGCGGAAAGATCACGAAGTCCGACATCGCGCAGGGTGTCGCCAAATCAGCGGGCCAGTAACGGAACGCTTTCCAAGTCAGAAACCACAACGTCAAAGACAGTCCCAGTATGATTGATACAAAAGACAATAACGCGGCCTCGATTATTCTCGCCGCGCGCACCCTTGGCCAGAGCGAGACCCAACGGCCTGAGCGGACAACGATTGGAGCCCTTGAGGTTCTCTTCGATCGCACGGGCAATGTAACCTCGCTCGAACGGTTCGCAGATAACCCGCGCCGCAAGCGTGCGACAGTGAGCCTTCACGAGACGCTCTCGTTCATCCACTACGTCAACGCGCACAAGCTGTCAGGACCCACACACCTGTTCGGCAAGGCTACGGAGATCGGCGGATCGTTCACGGCAGTCCTCGATTACCATGGGGGCGGCATAATTTCCAATCAGCCCAATTGGGGAGATCACGTCGCCAAGCTCACCTTGGAGCCAACGCCAGAGTGGGTGAAGTGGGTGAAGAACAATGGCACACTCATGCCCCAGGAAGCGTTCTCGGAATTCATTGAGGACCAGCTCGACGATATCATCACGCCGGCAGCAGCCGAGATCCTTGAGATGGCTCAGGGACTTCAGGGCCGAAAGAATGCCACCTTCAAGGGCGGAAAGAACCTGAAGGACGGAGCGATCACATTCGAGTATATCGAGACCGTCGAGATCCAAGGCGTGGCAAATCGCCGGGACGACACGTTCCGGGTGCCTGACAAGTTGAGCATCCGCCTCCAGCCGTTCGTTGGGTCGGCGACGGTCTATGTTGATGCGCGGCTTCGCTTCCGAATTGGCAACGACGGGAAGCTGTCGTTCGCCTATATCTTGAACCGTCCGCACAAGATTGTTGAAGAGGCCTTCCAGATCTCACGCGATCGGATCGAGGCCGAGACCGATCTACAGGTGCATCTTGGCAGCGCCGAGATCCGGAGCGCGTAAGCCAACCACGCGCGCATTCACACCAAGCAGCGTCCGCAAAATCAAGATACCCATGTGGACGCTGCTTATACGCCAACTGTGCTCGGTCGAGCGCAACGGCGACGAGAAACAAATCACTCTAAAGGCAGAGTGGAGTTACAGCGAAGGGGCATTCCTCGAAGCAGGACACCCCGCAAATGGACAGGGCTGCGGTTGGTATTGCGATGCAATGACCGCGGTAGACGGGAAAGGCGCGTCGATCGAGCTTACGCGCGAAGAGCAGGATCAATTTTGCCAGCAGTTTCACCCCATGGAATACCAACAATGAGTTCAATCAAATCAACCCGCATTAAAGTTAAGAGTACGTGGGCAGAGGTCGAGAATACGTGCAGCGGCGATCAGGTTGTGTTCACCTTTACGGGCCGCAATACGAGGGACCGACGCACGACCTCAGTCGTCGAGATAAGCTGGGATATTTGGCCCTACGTCGCGCAGCTAGTTGGGAAGGCTTGGCTCGATGAGCGCGAGCGCCGCCTGCGGACCATCAAGGCCATTGATACGTCGCTCGCGATCGAAACCGTGCCATCCCAGCCATGAAGCCACGTCCCACCGGCCCGCAGCCAAACGACCGCCCGTTGCCAAAGAAGCACCGCTTCGGGCGCGAGGGTGTGCTCGTCTTCAAATTAACCGCTTCGCAGCGCGCCAAGATCGCGCTTGGATACAATGTCCGGGTCTCTGTGACGCAGCACTTCGAGCGCAATCCGGGCGACATCCAGGTGGTTGCGACCCGTATTGACGTAACGACGCAAACGGAGTTCGACGCGGGCGGTCGGATTGCGCCGCTCCGGCAAGCGCCAAAGATCGAGAAGGACGGTGCGCAATGAGCGCCGCCGTGATTATTCTGGCGATCATTTCGGTCAATGCGGTCGCGATCATCTATTGGCTTCTTCGGTGCTCCATCGAGATCGAAGATGAGGCCATGAAGCTTCGCAGAGCCTTGGCTGACCTTGTCCACGCGGAAGACGATCGCCGGTTTCTAACGTCGTCCAGCCAGCAGCGCGCTATTGGCGACGCGCTGGAGCGTGCACGCCCACTACTCGAACAGGACGGTGAGGCGTGAGCTTAAAACGCCATCAGGGGCGCCCCACTAAAGCCGAAGAGGCCTTCTATGCCGCGTGGGCCAAGATAGTGGATGCGCTGCCTCTGGATACGGTCCTCCGCATGAAGAAGGCGGACGCACCAGGCGAGTCGTGGATACGCGACCGGTGCCTCCTGAACCAATGTAAGGTGATCATCAAAACACATCACTCCGATTGGGTGATTATCCGAATCCAGTGAAACCATTATTCTCAACCGTAACCGAAAGCGACATGAGCAAATCCATTAAATGGGCAAAGAAAACGCCGAATGCCGTTTCGGCTCAGATCCAAACCGCGCGGACGACATTCGAAAGATGGTGGGCGGACGAGGGGTCCTCGATGCACCCGCTAGCCGGAGAAGCTACGGCGGAGTACGCCAAGCGGATCACCGAGATCGCGTGGATCAACGGGGCGTATCTATTGGAGGTGTTCAATGAGAATAATGAGTTCCTGAACGATGCGCTCAACGAAGTGCTAAAGGAACTTATCGCTGCCGGCTACACTAAGGAGCAGCTCGGCGCCGCACGCGCAATGAAAGCAGCGCCAGCCAAGGGTGAGTCGTGAAAGATCCCACCTTCGATCATCTGCTGACAGAGCTAACAAACATGGCGTGGCACGCCGGTAAGGATGACGGGCGATTCAATTTGGATTTGGACTACTGCGCCAAGCACAAAGCGCTACTTAACCACGTTGCGCGCATCGAGGCGGATAACGCGAGACTGCGCGAGGAAATTGCCGGCAGGAACGAGGCGCACACCATGCGCGCCATTACGGACGCGCAAAACAGCTAACGCTTTGCCACCACTCGCCCCTTGGGGCTCGGTGCCGCCGGAGCACAACAAGCAAGGCCCTTACCTAGGAGCGGCCATCCGGCATACTTTCGATATAGCTAAACAAACCCAATCATGATCACACAAGAAACAGCATCCGCAATATGGAGCGCCTACCGAGAAATCGCGGCAGCAGAAAAGCTTATCGCGGATATGAAGGCCGAGCGCGAAAGACCGTTCGCGGATCGCGATAAATACTCAGCCACGCTCAAAGACGCCTTCGGTTGTCGTCGCCAGCTACAGATGGGTATCCCCAGCGGCGAGAACAGCCATCGCCTGTTTGATGTGCACCCTGAACTCGCGGAATCAGTTATACGCGCCCACGTCGCAAAGAAAAATGTGGAGCTAGTCGAGGCCAACGAACGCGCGCGAATTGAACTCAACTCAATCCCGTGAGTGACAACCCTCTGACATTCGCGATCGACCCGGGCAATACGCAGTCGCAGTTCGTAGTGTTCAACGGTGCTCTCGTCGTGGACCGCGGGTTCCTCCCAAACGTACTGTTCATAAAAGAGCTTCCGACGTGGCTCAATATCTACAAGCCGCGTTGGGTAGTCATCGAAGGGATTGCATCCTATGGAATGAGTGTTGGGGCCGAGGTGTTCGAAACGTGCATCTGGATCGGGCGCTTCTATCAGAAGTGCAGCGATTCAGGCTTCGTTCCGGAGATCATGCTGCGCCGCGAGGTGAAGCTGCATCTGTGCGGGACCACCAAGGCGAAGGACGGCAACGTCCGGCAGGCCATCATTGACAGATTCGGAGGCAAGGATGCCGCCATCGGAAGGAAAGCCACGCCCGGCGTGCTATACGGGATCACTTCACACGCGTGGGCCGCATTGGCCCTCGCGATCACCTTCACAGACAAGAAGACAGGACGCGTATGAAAGAGCACCCAATTTTATTCAAAGGCGAGATGGTCCGCGCGATCCTTGCCGGCACCAAGACGCAGACGCGGAGGATCGCAAAACTCACTCCAGATGGGCGAAACTCGTTTTAACGCATCCAGAGTATTTAATCACATGAGCAATATCAACGGACATGCATCGCAACGCCCGGACGTCCCGTGGGTCGTTCACTTCGCCCTGCAGTCGGAATTCGTTAAGCTGGCGTCCGCGCTTGGCGTGGAGATCGCGGACGGGATGGCGTTCGGCGAAGCAATTACAAAGTGCCGGACCCGGGTGCGCGTTGCGGCAATCAAGGCCGACCAGTACGAGAAGGTCCTGACCTTCATCGACAGCGCCTCCGACGCGCTCTCTTACCAGAAAAACCCGGACGCGCTCCGGGCGTACACTCTATTACAACGTGCCCTGTCGCTGCTGGATGAACTCGCCGGGCCGAAGGAGGAATCCAAATGACAATCGACGACGTGATAAACAGCTTGGTCGAGTCGGAGGCGGTCGCGTTGGCGCTGAAAGACGCAATCTCCACCTACCGGCAGGACGACAAGACGGTCTTCGTGACAGCCGAGCGGCGGGAGGCATGGATCGCTGTACTGGAAAAATTCAACACACTTAAGGAGACGGTATAAATGAACCTCGCCCCCACATCCCACCATCCGCTCGGGCCATCCACTTGGCCCGCAATCTCCGAATGCGCCGACTTCGAATCAATCCCTGACGTGGATCTTGAAGAGATCGACGGCGAGGAGGCCGAAGAAGACAACACGCCCCGCGGGAGAGGCATCGTGAAGCACAAGGCCGTTGCCATGCTGTTGGGCGGCGACCTTGCCATGCGCCAAGGTGCGCTTGAAGGACTCAGTGAAAGCGAGCGCGGCGAAGTGCAATGGGTGGCCGAGAAGGCCGTACAGATCGCCGAACAGAACGGTTACACGCAATCCGACATGATACTCGAGCAGCGAGTGACGATGTTGAAACCGGATTCGTTCGAGCCGTTGTACTTTGGGACTGGTGACGGCGAGGTGGGCCCCATCGACATGGATTGGAAGTTTGGCCTGCAAAGAAATTATTTCCCCCAGCTCGTCGGCTACGCCCTCCCCAAGATGGAGGCGCGAAACGAGAAACGTCGCATCGGTTACCTCATATACGGACGGCTGAAGCGCGTCGAACGCTACGTGCTCGACCGCCGCACCGTCGAGACCGTCGCTTACGGACTGCTCGCACGTCGCTTGGCGCCAGACCGCAAGCCAACGCCCTGTTCCTACTGCGGCTTCTGCGCCAAGGCCGCAACCTGCTCTGCCCTGTCTGCAACGCCCGTCGCCCTGACCGAACGCCGCGAGGACTGGGTCACGAAGTTGCCGAGTCCGCATGTGTCGCAGTTGCGGGATCCGACGTGGCTCGGGGCTGCGATGTTTATCAAGCGCCGCTACCTCGACACGTGGACCAAAGCGGTAGATTTCGCCTGTGCGTCTCTGGCGGCACAGGGGATCATCCCAGCAGGGTTCAATATCCAACACCAGAAGGGCCGCACGTCGATTGCCGACATGCAGAAGGCCTTTGCCGTCCTTGAGCCGATCGTGGGGCCCGCCGTGCTGTGGGACGTCATGGGCGCCGCTCTAGGCACGCTGGCGAAGGCATACGCGGCCGACGCCGGCATACCCGAGACACGCGCCAAAGCCGCGATCACCGGCGCATTGGAGGCCGCGGGACTGCTCTCCTACGGCGAGCCCATCATCAAACTTGTGGCCGACAAGAACGCCGAGGCCATCATCCGCACTGCGCTCGACCAGCACAGATTTGTGCAGCTACCGGAAAAAAGCGTTGACCTGGATAGGGAATCTTCCGAGGGTGCGGACGCTTCTACGGAAGCCCGTGATTGAGAATCGCGGCAGAATCCAAAATGAAAACCAAATTTCCGCACCCTAGCTTGCCCATGCCACGCCTAATTTTGGGGGCGCGCATGATTCTCTCTCGCGTAGGGTGCGGGATCCTTTTTGTCGAGGCGTTTAGCCCTGCGATGTCTGTAAAACCCAAGGATTTAAACTTATGAGCAAGCGATTCACCGAGACAAACAAGTGGTGCAACCCGTGGTTCCGCAAGCTTGACCCAAAGAGGAAGCTTCTCTGGGTTTACCTGACGGACAACTGCGACCAGGCGGGCGTTATCGAAATCGACTGGGAGCTAGCTACCTTTCAAATCGGTACGCGGGTGTGCGCAAAGGATCTCGACGCCTTTGAGGGTCGAGTCGCTACCCTACCGAAGGATAAGCTCTGGATCCGCACGTTCGTCCAGTTCCAGTACGGCAAAATTTCGCGCGAATGTAAGCCTCACAACCCGGTGTTTGCGGCCTTGGATCGGCATGGACTGACCGAAGCGGACCTTACAGAGCCGCTGGTTGAAACTGGTGTCGATGGCGAAACGAAGGGTAACGAAAGCCTTTCGGATAGGCTATCGAAGGGTATGCCAAAGGCTATCGAAGGTGTTATCAAACCCTCTCCGAGGGTTGAAGAAGAGGAAGAGGAAAAGGAAAAGGAAAAGGAAAACGCGCGCGACCCAATTTTGTTTATCGACGCCGACGTGATTTACGCCGCCTATCCGCGAAAACAGGGGCGCCAAGACGCGATCCGCGCGATCGCCAAGGCCATGACCAAGTGCGAGCCAGAGAAGCTTTTGAGCGCCACCGTGGCGTACGCTGCCGCCGTTGCACGATGGCCCGAAGATGCTCGCAAATTCGTGCCCCACCCCGCGACGTGGTTCAATGGAGGCGGCTACGAGGACGACCCGAAGGAGTGGGAGCGTGGCGACGGCCGCAAGGCCACCCTGCCCACCGCCGACATCTACACCGAGCCATTCGGCTGGCAGGAGCGTGCGAAGAGGCTCTGGCCGGACGGTGAAATCCCGAAAACATGGTTCGCGCTGTCCTC